TGCCGCTACTGCCGCTACTGCAACTGACGATTCACTTAGTTTAAATCCTAACTCATCTGCAGAAGTTTTAACAGATGGACTAATAAATATTATAATAGATAATAGGCCATATAAAATACGTAATCCAACCCCTGAAGTATTAGAAGAATGGAAAAAAGGTAATTTTGAGAAAGATGAATCTTTATTACTTGAAAATCAAGGGTATTTATATTCTAAAGATATATATGCGTTATTATTAAAAGCATTTGTATCACAAAAATGCAATGGAGAAGGTAATACACAAGAAAAAGCTGATTGTGCAATCTTTAGATTTATTCAAGCTAATAATCGATTCCATAAAATACGCAAAATGAATGCATCTAGTAATAGTGGAAATACCAGTAAGGTTAATGTAGGAACCACGACTAATATAAAGCCCATTAGTCAAAGTGTGCCCGCATCTACCGCAACTAGTCCATTATTACCTATACCACCGACTTCAACAGCTACATCGTCTATAGAGCCAGCAGCTACACAGCCAGTTGTAACACCTGCACCTGCAGAGACACAGCCAGTTGTAACACCTGCAGCTACACCGACACCTGCAGCTACACCGACACCTGCAGCTACACCGACACCTGCAGCTACACCGACACCTGTAATTGCACAGCAAGTTGTAACACCTCCACCGCCAACTGAAACATCTACAAAGGCACCAACGACAGCAACCACTGTGGTAACGCCTAGTTCAAAAGATTCTGCAACTGCTAAATCTACGGGTCCTACAGCTCGTAAAGGTGTAACATGGCGTAATACATCTGGTAAAGGACCACTCGTAAATGTAAAAGAAATACCAGCAAGAGAAAAAAAAGGTGGCTCAAGAAAACGATACTCCAAGGTTTCTAAAAATAAAACTGTAAAATTACGATTCATTTATTAAATTCATTAGTTGCCTTAAAAAGACAATGAATGAATTTGTTTATAAAATAACTTAGGCTAAAGAGAGCCTGAAAGTGTTTGGTTAAGTTTTATAGACCTAGCCATAAAAAGAGCTAGCATAGCCACCAACACCAGTGGATCTTTAGACCCTAGGGAGCCGGCTTTGCCGGCAGCACCTCACGTGCTTACACGCGAGGGAAGCCCACTAGGTTGGCACCCAGGCCAAACCCAGCACCCTGGCGAGCAGTCACGGCAATAGAAGGAGTGAAAGTATCAAGAACTGCAAAAGTGGCAAAGGCAGCCGTGCCAATGGTGAGGATCTCACCAAAGTTAGGCTTCTTGGGGTTGAGCACTAGGACGGCCACAAAAGCCACCACTAGGCCCTCAATGAGGTACTTGAGAACAGAGGTTAAAAGGTCGCCAAGAGAGAAGTCCATCTTATACTTGTTCCGTAGATTTTTTGTGCGTCAGATACTTTAAGAGAAATTCATATGAAGAATCATAGGAAATGTCTGCACCAAAGGAGGATTTTTTAGAAGAAGATCCGGAAATTCGTAGCCAAAAGTTTGTTCTTCTATCGTTCCTAAGTCCGGAAAATATCCTTGATAGCAAGGATCAGTTTTTCTTCGGTGAGTTCGTAAAGCAGTATGAGATAGACTATAAGATTCGTAACCTAGAAACTTTCTTAGTTTCAGTTGTCCGGGGTATTAATGAAAAGTTAACAAAGGAGTCTGATAAGATGGATGCATCTGGCGCAGACCTTAGTGGAGTTGCGGCATCTGCCCTTGCAGAAGCCGCTGCTATTTGCCGCAAGTCTCGCCTCAATATCGGCAGTATTCTGGAAACTTATTCAGGCTATGTTAAGGAGAATGATGCAAATATCAAGAGGACTACGATAAAGGAGGCATATGACGACTTCATGTTCAAGAATCAGACAAAGCTAGAGGAGACATTCTTTGCTAAGAATGAATTCAGAACATCTATGCGTGGGCTGAAGGTCCGGGGAGTCACTGGAACTCACGGTGAGGCTGTAGCCATGTCTAAGAAGCTACAGCGCAATGATACTATCCACAATATCTTCCTGGGAGAGGTTGGAAAATGGCTGCCTTGGGACCCTAAGCCTCACCAGGTCCAGGACCAGGAATACGCAGAGGATCAGCTCAATACGCTCATGAAGCGTTACAAGGATAACGAGGATGCTCGTGATAAGTTCGTAAGTGAGCAGCGCCAGGAACAGTCTCGTGATGCTAAGAAAGGGCCTGTGATTTCAGGCTCTGATGGCAACCCAGTATCCGGGGAATCATCAGAGGGTTGGGGTGCAATGTTTGGCGCAGCACCTGATCTTGCAATTCAAAGAAAGCAGGATTTGTCTGGAAGCGTTTTACCTTAAAGTAACATTCCAATCTGCCCATAGGCTTCACCTTGGTCGGCAGCAGTAATATTTACACATCCATTATTCTGGCAGAAGGTTCCTTCAGGACAAGGAGCCCCCTTCCTAGCGCATGGTGCATTTATACCATTACATTCTTTGGCACTGCAAGAAGACATATCGGTAGAAACTGATATTGGGGCCATGAATCCTTCAGAGCAAAATCCATCAGAACACTTCTGACCCATAGGACAATGGTTGTTTGCTAGGCATGGAAGCCTTGCAGAACCACCCAGCATTCTAGGAGCATAACTTCTTGCCTTAGAAAAATGCAATACTACTAAGCCTACAAGTGTAACTGCCAAAAGCATACCTAAAAATGATGCTAACTTCATTGCTTCTGAATAAGATTGAGAATTTAGACAAGTATGTATTAAGGGTAAACTGGTAATTGATTTGCCATGAGGTATGGTTTCATTGGAGAACCACAAAATCCATTCATGCATTGTAACCCAACATTACATGTAGGTAAATCTATACCACATCTCACACCGGACATACCTGCTTCAAACCCTTCCTTTAAAATATTTGGATAAACTATTAATAAAAATCCTATACATAGAACAATCAAAAGGAATACAAATTCTGAACTTAGCATTATCTATTACCGCTTAATATTTAATTGCACTGCAATTAAATTAAACCTACTACTTCACGGTAGTAGTATTTGAAATATATTCCTTATAAAAAGCTTTATCCATTGCAAACTGGACAATATCACTATAGCGTGAAGAAACCCATAAATCCATGTGGCCATTATTGATAAATGTATTAGAAGGCCTAGACATAAATGCCGTGTATAAGAAATACATATCACCTTTTAACTTTCCTAATGCTACCCATGGATTCTCACCTGGAATACCAAGTTTAATCCAGTAATACTCCTGAATTGTATGCGGAAACGTATCTGGATAAACTCCCAAATGTATTTCAGGTGCCGAATGAATTTGGCGAAAAATACTTTTGAGAGAATATCCAAATTTTTCTCCCAAAAACATTAAAGGTAGCATAATGTCTTCGTGGTTTTTATTATCTGATTTGCGAATTGTTAGAATTCGTGAATCAGACATCTAATTAATTTATATTAAAAAAACTTTAACCTCTTACTAGGTTCTAAATATAGCGGATCACTTTTCTTAATTTCAAATGCATCTATCCACTCTTGAAATTGAGGAACTACACGATCTACACGGTCTTCGGCAGGGGCATGAACACTTTCATTAATAGAATACAGTAATGCTTTTCTTCTTAATAATGTGCCCCATGAAGCCGCATAAGAAATAAAGAAATTACGATGAGCTTCTTTAATCTCAGATTCCGATGCACCACGCTCAGAAAGTATGCGATTTAAACTATGAAGTGAAATCTTGAGGCCACCGAGATCAGCCCAGTTTTCACTAAGCGTTTTCTTTCCATCTAATTTCTTACCAAAATGTTTAAACTTTCCAAAAAAGCTGGAAACTTTCCTTGTTTGTCTCTTGAATCCATTACGATTCTTTCGTGTCCACCACTCCTTAAATTGTCCCCTAGGTGTAAATAATGAGCCCTCTAAATCAAATGCATGTGTTATTTCATGACATATAGTAGCCCCTATCCCCCCGTGATTCCACCCTAGTGGCACATCTGCATTAGAAGAAAAAAAAGGATATTCTAAAATTCCCCATGGTAAAAAAATGTCATTTGATTCCTGGAAATACGATGCATTTGTTATATAACAAGGATAATCGTGATGTATCATATCACGTGTTTTACCAGTTAGTTGAGGGATTGTTTTATTCCTAGCACTATAAATAGAGCATATTGTGTGAAGAAAGCTATCTGGATTATAATTAACTTTTGGCATCGGACTTTCTTTAGAATTTCCTAAAATAAAGTTCATACGATGTATTTTCTCAAGAATTTTTACCCTAGTCTTCTTTCTCATTATTTTTATATCTTGCATATAATGTATTGCAGATTGCTTTAGCATATTTACTAATTCCGTAACCCCCTTTAAAATTTTAGGATCGCGATGATGCTTAGAATATATATTACATAAGGCATCAGGTAAAACGTGCTTTATCTGAGCTAACATACGTTTTTCTTCAGAAGGTGTATGGCTTACACCAAGAAGAGCTTTATGATATAAAATATTATATGCATCTTTTATTGCCGGTCTTAAATATTGTGCTGCAAATCGTATAAGATGCATTGCAAATACTGATATAATTTGTTCCTGATCGGTCGAGCATATCCATTTTAATACACTCTTAAATCGTTCAGGTGAATTTATTACCCAAATGCGTTTCTCCCAAGCTATATCAAGATCCATACCACTCATAAACCCCTGCCATTCAAACTCTGGCATCCAGGATTTCCAGGATTTACCTGATTTAGATTGTGCAAGGTGTAAGCTTGGTTTATCCATTGCCTTTGCCAAGGATTCCTCAGCTTCAATTGCTTTATGCAAAAAAGGCAGACCAAGCTCAACGGAACATATGCTGATAAATTCTTCATACGCCCTCCATACTTCTGTTTTTTTAAGACTTGGGGTCAGATAATATTCGGCTGGTAATAAAAGTTCTCCACAAGATAATGTTGCACGAGTTAAAAATGGAGGATCTATTTCTCTCAGCGTTGTTATATTAAAAATAGTTGGAATTGAACAACGAACTAGCCATCCTAAAAAAGTGGCAATATCTGCATTTTCTTTAAATGACATTAGCTCATGAAGACACACTTGCAAATATGTTTCTTCATTTTTAATATTTTTATTTTTCCAAATGTATCCTAATAGCTGTAGATGCTGTTTTGGTGTAGTTGGGGTAAGATTAGTATTGCTAAGATGAGGAAGACTATTTAATATTTCTAGGAGTTCCTTGTCTGTTTTTTCTGTTATCTGATCTGATACACTATATTCACCCTTCCATCCTGGTATCGTATGAGTATTTAGCCAAATATCATTAACTGATAAATAGAAACTCTTGCCTGGATCTTTCTTTAATTGTAACCGGGGCCACTCGTGCGAGGGCATCACTCTGTTTATTATGCATATTTTGCATATGTTGTCTTAGAGATGAAATACATGATATGGTGTGGTTATTTCGCTTTAAAATCTTGCTTTTTAAAGTTTTTGTCAGAGCATATTGACGCTCATAGAGTACCGATTTTGCGATAGGAAGGCCCAGAATCAATAATTTATTCATTGTGGACTCCTTCTAAGTTTCGCCCAGAAAGTTTTTAAGGGAGTATTTAGAGAAATAAAAATAAATATAAATTATAAATGGAATATACTGTTATAAATAATAATAGAATGTATGATTTGATAGATCAAGTAAATAATTATATTAAAGCAGGTTGGAAACCATTAGGTGGAATTTCTGTTGGAGAACATACTTTTTGTCAGGCAATGACTAGGGAATGATGTGATACTGGGTTTTTCTAAAGGGTTTTGCACGCTTTTTTCTAAAGGGTTTACTGTTTCCATCTAGCGAAGCTAGATGTGTCATAGTAGTCGCGATGCGACTACTGTTTCCATGCAGCGCAGCTGCATGTGTGGCAATAGCGTCAGTAGGACGCTATTGCTTCCAGCGCTTACCACAATTTAAGCAACTCACAAAGATGGTCATCGGTTCATCTGCAGATCTTGTCTGCAACTCATAATACGAGCATAGCTTCTTCTTGCACTGAGAACAACGGAATCGGTCTGTTGCCATAGCGAGATTGCCCTCCAAGATACGCTTATCACGACGAAACTGCTGGTCTTTCAGATCCTTCCAGTTTGCTGGATTTAGTTCATAAGGCGTCCACTTACCAATAGAATCAAGTGTAAACTCCCCATCCTTCCAGCGTTCAATTAGCGACTGATTTCCAACATAAGATGTTGGCTGAAAATTTGTCATAATTCGCTTTGAAATCATCTTATACAACCACTTGAACATCTCGTGCTCCCAGGTCAAAGGAACCATATGCTTTTTGGCATCTTCAAGTGTCGCATTATATACCCCTCTCTCAAGATCCCCAATATCCTCCTCATCACAGTGATCATCTAGAAGAGTATGAAATACATTAATCATATTAATACGAATAGGAATATCGGTTTTTCTAGTCTCAAGTTCAGGTTCTAGAACTGACTTGAATTGAAATTGCAATTGCTGAGGATCAATCTTAGGAACTTTTCTGCTAATTCTTACTCTTGGTGCTTCCTCTTCCTCTAGTTCAATAATTTCATCTTCTTGTTCTATAGCATCGTCACCCAAATCAGTGCATTCTTCCTCTTCTTCTTCAGCCTCAGCATCCTCTTCATCTTCCTCTTCCTCCTCGTCCTCTTCTAATTCTCCAGAACACGCCTTCTCATAGAATACCTCATAATCTGCAGGAAGGAACGGATCAATAAATCCAACAGAGGTATCCCATTTATTTTTACTAGAATGTGAAATTAATATAATACTACCATATACTTCTGAAACTTCGCATGGCGGCGGTAGCTGGTGCTGTGAAATCTCTGTCTCTTTTCCAGTAATATAGCCAAATATCGTAATGCGCTTTGGGCCATATGGATAGGTTGCAAGAATAGCAGGAGGTGTCTTCTTCTTAAGAAATGTCTGAAAATCTTTCAAACATGGTTTTGCAGTAGTATGCTTTACACGAACAAGCGATACATCACCATCGGGCTTCAATTCAAGGGCTGAGAATGTGCCTGCCATCTATATAGTATATAACCTAACGCTTAAATCCAGGGCATTCAAATTTAGTAGATGAACCAAGTGAAGCGAACTTGGACACCAATTTTGTCACTAACAACAAATCAAATATCTAATGAAAACGAAATTACAATAGATATTTGGGATTCAGGCTCATATATTTATGAGAGATGGCCAGACGGTGATGTTTGTTGGAAAGTTATTTCTAGGGAATTGGCTGCTGATGCTAATGGTTTCACTGAAATTATTCAGAAGATGCCTGAGTGGTTTTCTCCTGGGCAGGTTCTGCATTGGGCAAGGGTTCCTTTAAATTTTGGAGGGCCTTCTCAGTATCAGTTTGGTCAGTGGAACGTAGTTGTAGATCAAGAGTATCTGCAGCAACGGGTGCAGGCGCAGCCACTACTGCAGGCGCAGCCACTGGTAAAGATGAACAATATGACCTACAGGGAAGGCAAGTCGCAAGGGACGCAGAGGCACAGGGGCGTAGGCGTGAAAGGACCGGTAAAGTCACAGGTGTCGCAGGTGTCGCAGGTGTCACAACACCATCATCAACCGAAACCGTCGCAACAGCAGGCAAATGCTCAGAAATAACTTTTACAGGGGTTTCAGTTGAATTCTTAGAAAAGCAAACCCAGGACATATACTATATAATTTATACATATCTTTAAACCTATTAGAATGGATCTACATTTAGTATTTTATTATATTGGAATCTCCATAGTATTATTAACTCATCTTGTAATGCTTGGCGGATCTTCTGGAGCTCGTATTCATGCTATAACAAATTTATTTGCAGCTGGATGTATTGCCTATTATTTTATGAATAAAGAGCAATTTATACATTTTTAGAGCCTCCGGCTTTAGCGGTTAGCCAGCTTTAGCGCTAAACGTGGCGTAGCCATTAAGGACGCCATAATGCACTAATTTTTTTCCTATGAATGCCACAGATGTCATTCCGGATTGGTCTACTATTTGGATTACTAATTGTTCTAAGTGCAATCCTTTGGTTTATGCCAAAAGAGGGATTTACTCCACTTAATACAACATCTGCTGCACCAGTAATTGAGCGCCAGCCAATTGTATATCCTGCACGTAATGTAAGTCCAGGAGGCGCATCAACTCCAAATCAAATGGCACCACAGGATGAAGTGCGCATGGCAAGTCCCGAGGTAGCACACGATCCTTATGAACAAAATGAGGAATCATCATCTATGCCTGAACGCCTAAGGCACCCTGAGCGTATGTTTCAGCCTGGGCCAGATAACTCCACGCTAGGAATCGCAGAAGCATCTGGAGTAGCAAGTTCTTCTGCCTCACAGGCTGGAAATGCCCTGCAGACATTTACTCCTGAATTTGCTCAGAACGGTGGTGAATTCATGCAGGGTATCATGGCTAATGATACTTCTGAGCCTGGTGGATATTCGGCTTTTTAAAGTTGGTTTAACCAGTGCCATTGTAATGGCGGCCAATAGTAAAAAGGCATTCTAACTTAAACGCTATACTCTAATATACTATAGAATGCATCCTCGGACATCAAACAAATCGCATCACTCAGATAAGCCACGTTTCGTAAACCCGTCACAACAAGAACGTAATTGGATTCGCACAATACCAGATTATTACCCTGATATTCTGCGAGCCCCAGCCGTTTCCTATAAAGCAGAAAGAGATGACCCACGCATTAAAGCCAATCGTTATCTAACATTTGCACGCCCATACAGGGGCAAGCAGGGACTTCTTCTAATAGGAAGCGAATTCAGGCCCATTATTATTGACGAATCACAGCCAGATAGACCTAATGTCATGCCTATGCGCATGGACAGAGAATCCCTTAACGGAATATGGATATTTGCAATTACTATTTTTCATACAGAAGGCCTCATACAAATTGAAGACTGCATTGTATCAGCGGGCCAAGAACTACGCTCAAGCAAGACATTTAGTGAGCGATTTGCATTTATTCAACGATTCTCAGATTTAATCTGGTTCAGTGATAAACAATTCCAGTTGAACTGGCAATTAAAAATTGCAGAATTCTTTCCACTTATTTCAATTAAGCAAGCCTTGCAAGGGTTAAGTGGTGGCAATCTTTGCCTAATGCCAGAATCACCTACATTCAGATTACTCAAGGTAACTTATATTAAGCCAGATGAAACCCCTATAACCAATGGACCCAAGGAATACGTATGTGTGCCAATTGAAGGTAAACCAGATGTCTATGATTTGGCAGATTCTAGTGGCACTATAATTGGCCGCGCAGCAATTCAGACCCTTACAATAAGTCAGGCTTTACAACTGAGACGATCTACTGGACAACCCTTACACGTTATGGCAGAATGGAGTCAGGATTTTGAATCTTACCTGGTATGTAGTTTGATATGATTTTACTATAAAATTGAAATAACTCAATTGTAAAAAGGCAAGTATAAAATGGAATCACGTGTCTTAAATTTCACACTTGATATTTCAACAAAATGCAATCTGCAAGAACCTCTGAGAATGATTCTCTGGGCAGGAGATTGTGTAAATAATGGCCTAACAGATATTGAGAGGCTACCAAACTTTGATGTATATGTCTGTTTTGGATTTACTCATGCACTACAACCAAATATAGATTTCATTTATAAAAGAGAACAGCCAGGAGTAATTTGCATTGTTGATACAACCTCTGATGAGCAAATGCAGCGGTTCATCAAGGAATTCAGAGGCCGTGTTACAACGATTGATGCCGATTACCACGGTAATACACCTACAATGAAGCCTGAATATTATTATGCTCTATTGGCCGAGGGCGGTGAAGCTTACAATGTTCATGGAATTAACAGTCTACAAATGTATATGGGGGACTATATCAATACTCTTGAGATATTTGCACCATTATTACCAAGAGAATTTAATGAACGCCGACGTTTTACTGCAGATATGATTCAATTAGCAAAAGATAACGATCTGCAAGTTGATATGGCATGGACATCACCAGACCTCGAAGATAATTATTATGAAAGTATTCGTGAAAATCAGAAAATATTCTCAAAATACAGAAAATCATTAAATCCAAATCATAATCTAGTCACGCAGTTTAATGAATCAACTATTGAACAATACTGGTCTGAATTAGAATATGATGTTCTAAAATGCAATATACCTATGGCACTAAAGGAACATGCATCTTTAGAGGGATTAATTAGTAAATATTTGCCGAGGTTCAAGGACTATATTTCATCTAGGATTGAGCGTCAAGTAGATGATATTGAAGAATATAAAAGTATGAATCTTACTCTTGAACAAATTCAACAACTAATGCCTTCTAAACATGCGCTAAAATTCACTGGATTTTCATCACATATTTCTTCCTATCGCGATCTACGTTATAATGGAGGTCCATTAGTTTATAGTCAATGGTTCAGAAAAGTTACTATTCCTGCAACTTGAAAAAAATAGTTATCCAAAATAGAATGGTTAAGTCTCGTAAAATTTTAAGAAGAAAAGGTAAACATTCAGGTGGCGGCCAGGGGTCTGGATGGGAACCCGGTGGTTCCTTGAACCCTGGTTTAGCAAATGGTCTAATGGCAAATCGTTCTTATGATTCTTGCATGTCTGCTTCACGCCCCGGTCAGATGTCCTATAGCGCTACAGGTGGTCTGCCTGGTATGACAGGTCTGTCCGGCCTTATGTCTGGTGGTGCATATACAAATAATCTAAGCTCACCAATTGCTGGATTTGCCCAGATTGATAAGGTAGGCTGCACCCCTAATCATGTAAGCCCTCTAAATCAACACGGGGGTGTTGGTCTAGCTGCAGCAAAGGATATGGGTGTCTATGAGGCTCCTACGGCTCGTTATACCACTGAACCCAGTCAGTGGGCTGGATCTACTGGTGCGCCTATTTTATTAAATAGACCTCTAGATGCTTCTGCATGGTCAAAGTCCTGCACACAGACAGCTGGACGTCGCAGAAGAGGTAACCGTATGCATAAGGGAAAGAAATCCAAGTCTAGGAAGTCTAAGGGCAAGTCCAGAAAGCATTAATCCTCATCTACAAACCCATAGACTACTGGTCCTTTCTTTTTCATTGCCTCCTCTGGGGCATCACTATCCAAAATCTTGTAACCACATTTCTTATAGTATGAAATGCGTTCACGAGATTGAGATTGATATGTCCTATGTATATCAATCACATCCACGATAATTGGAGCAACCTTTCTATCCTCTGGTCTCTGTCTCAAAATACGCCCCGTGCTCTGCTCAATCTTCTTGCGTGGACTGGCCATCAAGACACAATTCAGCGTCTTGATATTCATTGCCTCACTAGCCATCGCATAACTCGCCCAAAGAACCTGAGCTTCCTCTGCAGCCAGATCACGTGTCGCAGTCTTCATTCCGCCAATGTAATATCCCATTACACATCCCGTCGGTTTCATCAGAACTTCCAGAGATTCCAGGTGACCAATACGCTCAGATAAGACTAAGATGCGTCTATTTGGCTCTTTAATCAGCTCCTTCAGCTTATCAGCAATAAACTCATTGCGTTCATGACATGCAACAATCTGACTCAGAAGCCTTGCAAAGACAGTCTCACCTTTCCAGTTTACCGGTGTCTCCTTATAATCAATATCGTCACATGAGAATCTCAGAATCTCCACGGTTACGGTTTCATCAGCCTCCCTAGTCTTCTCCCAATATACTGGCTTACCCAAATGCCATTCAAACACCTTTGTCAAGCCATCGTCTCGTTTAGGAGTTGCGCTAAGCCCCAGCATATGTTTGGTCTGAAGTTTCCCTAGAACTTTACTAAAATGTGCAGCACCCAGATGATGACACTCATCAAAGATAGTAAATTTATATGAGCGCAGAACAGATTCGGGAATCTGTCTCTTTACGATAGTCTGAATCATGCAAATTGTGCAATCATATTGCTCAGGATCTACTTCCATCTTATCAGCCTGAAAGCGACCAATACGAATACCAGGTATAAGGCTGCGCATCTCTCCGGCCCATTGGTCTAGAAGAAATTCCTTATCAACGACAACCATAAAGCGACCACCGAGACGAAAGGCAATGGCTAAAGCCATAAATGTCTTTCCTTTTCCACAAGGCACGCAAATTAAGCCGTTTGCATCAGCATCCAGAAATTTCTTAATAATACCTTCCTGATAATCATAGGGTTTCCCTGCGAAGGACAGTGTCGCAGGCAAGGGAAGGCCATCAGTCATTACGGTCTCTTGAGCAGGACCCAGGAAATCCTTGGCCCATACTCGTGGTAAATACAGGCGTGTAGCAGATTCCAGGAAGACTGGAAAATCATTGTCAGTTGCCGCAGCGAAACGCTGCATTTGAATAGGTTTTACCGTCAAATCCTTTCTAATCTGCGCATCTTGCTCCTTTGTCAAGGCAGACTTTAGAACTGAATAACCATGTGTTGTTAGAATTCGCTCTGACATACTTTATATCAGAAATTTTAAGATATTAAGAGTCAATTTTTATACAATAAGAAGGCCTAATCAAAGGTCACAATAAGTGTTATTTTTTCACATAAATTAACACTCATTTGTAGATATGGTATCTAGCCAAGTAGGTGATTTTATTGCACTGTTTCTACTATTTTTAAGCTTTCTATTTGTTCCACAAATCACAGCATCGTTGAAGGCGTCCCTTGATACACTTCCTATGCGCCTAGCAGCAGTTATATTGATCCTAGGAGCCGTATCATATGACCGGTATTTAGCCCTAGGCACTTTCTTAGTTATATCTGCCATTTACATTCAACATCACCATGAGGATATTCTAGAGATTTTAGGAACTTCAAATAATATGGGATTAGTTGGATCGGCAGCTTCTCAAAAATATAATAGCACAATTCAAAGACTAGAACATGGCGGTCATGCTGATGAAAGCTATGATACAGGTGATTTCACCTCCAAGGCAGAAGACCAGGATAATGAATTCAAGCCAGTTGATTCCTCAATTGATGAGAAACATGCGCTTAATTCAGAGACCCTGGGTTCAAGGTCTCAGACCCTCTTTCCCGATGATTCAAAGCATGTGAATGCTATGGAGCATGGAAATAAGAATGGATACAGCGAATAGCTGTAAAAACGAATAGCTGTAAAAGCGAATAGCTATAAAAGTAATTAAGAATATTATTGGGCTAGAAGAATACCACTTCCATCTGCTTTCTTGATATTGTATTTAGCACGTGTAATACCTACCCTTCCAGATACCATATTTAATTTAGCAAAATCATTAATTTCAGATAAATTACCAGTAAAATAAAAAGGAGAATCATTTTTAGTATATGCTACATCAGTAATTATTACACGTATATAATTACCATCTTGTGCTAAATATATCTTTCCTTGAACAGAACCACCTGGACCTATTGCATCAAGTATCTTAGTAACAGGTAAGTTGCCTGATATTCCATCACCATATATTACGTAGCCTGTAGATGTTCCAGAGATTCCTGAAGCTCCACCAGATATAAGAACACCCGTTCCATCTAACTTCTTGATATTATATTTAGCACGTGTAATACCTACCCTTCCAGATACCATATTTAATTTAGCAAAATCATCAATTTCAGATAAATTACCAGTAAAAAATATAGAAGAATCGTTTTTAGTATATGCTACATCAGTATTTATTGCACGTATATAATTACCATCTTGTGCCAAAAATATCTTTCCTTGAACAGAACCACCTGGACCTATTGCATCAAATATCGTAGTAACAGGCAAGTTGCCTGATATTCCATCTCCATACATTACATAGCCTGTTGACTCTGTTTGAGATCCAAGGCCAACTGCTCCCATCAATGATGAACTGGCACTTTGTGCTGCAGAAGAAGCCTGTTGTCCAACTGAGGATATTTGATTTCCAACAGATGAAAATGTAGATGAGATCAATGATGGAGCTGTTTGTATGGCAGGGACTACTGGGCAATTTGCCGGTTTTGATAATTTATCCTTATTAAGATTGTAATTATAACAACTATCAAGGCGAACTTTATCAAGCGCCTCTGTTGGATATAAAATACACTGCATCTTATTTGGATCAGTCGGCGCAGTTCCATCATCTGTAGTTGTTGAAGCAGAGCAACCCTTCAGACTTCCATCACTTGCTTCAAAATAATATGGCATATCAGCAAAACAATTTGCAATAGCTGCATCACTTGCTAAATCACTTGCATAATCACGGCATGAAGGTAATCCAAGGCTATTAGTAGGAGAAAGTGAACATATATTGTTTCCTGTGCACTTTCCATCTATAATATCACCATTGCAACAATTAGTTTCCCCGTTCTTTGTAATATATTTTGCAGAATAATTTGGACATGTATATACAATAAAGCCCTCTTTAGCAATCGGGGAATCTGACCAATAATATTTAAAAAAATAACCAATTGCTATGGCTGATATTCCAACGCATATCAGCCATAGTAAAAATGCATTTAGTTCAATCATATCTAACTATGATTCTGAATCTTTTAGAGGCTTTTCAACATATACTCCAAATAAGGATAAACAAATTAATAGAACACAAAACATAACAATGTGAAAGTAGGGAAATGGCTCATGGTCAGGATTAGTAAATACCTTAAAACTAATAAAACCAAGGTATGCAAAAAGTAGAATACTGCACACAATAATACATATTATAACTAGTGCTTGTTCTATATCTCCAGGTAAAATGCCGGAAGTAGCCGAATCTGCTAGACTATTAACAGTTATAACATTAATCTTAACTTCATTAACATCAGTAGCTTGTTGGTAATCGTCTTTGGGAGTTGAATTTATAAGTTTATTGCGAATATCCTCATTTGATTTAATAGTAGAATAGTCACCTAAATAACTTAACGAAGAAATAGTCGTCGTGGGGTCAGATAAATTTGCATAAACAATTCTCACACGAGCACCATCTTGAGCAATAAATGCGGTTTCATCACTCTTGTCAGAAACTGGAAATGTATTTAAGACCCTTATTGTTCCAGTTATTTTATCTCCATACATTGTATAATACTTTGTCTGCATAATTGCATCTCCTCCAGCAGCATCTTGAGCCTGTTTCTGCATGGTATCTACTAAACTTTTTCCAGTTGTAGGATCTACCATAATCTGATCACCCACAATATCACGGGATGGATCTATAGTATAACATTTAAATGCCTTTTTCTTAGTTGCAGAAGGTGGGGGTGTTTTTGAGTTCGCAATTTCAGCTAAGGACTTCCCAAGGAAAGTTTCAGGGATTAATATCTCAATTTTTTGCAATAAATCTGAAAATGCAGAAACACTTGAACTTTGTCCAAGTGGGACCAGGTAATTTGTTTTACTAGATGCCTGTAATGGAGTTGGGAAACCATCTGAATTAAATCCATCCTTAAATTGAATAAATACATTTGTATTTACTCCGCCAAATACTGGATTGTTAAAATTATATAAGAAAATATCTACCAAATTCCTTGGCTCCGTAACAAGAGTATATTTACTAATAGAACTGCAAAATCCAAGGCCATTTTCACTTGCATTAACATATAAGGGTTGCATAACAACATTTACACGCATACGTAAACTTCCAATCATAGTTGAATACGGGGAGACATTAGTATTAGTAAGCTTTACTGGTAAACATGTCTGATAAGAAACCATTGGCATTAACGTGGTTGAATTATATCCAAATATTGTAGAAAGATCTAGAGGGGTTGTTATAGATTTAGAGGTTGCTGCTGCTGCAGAATCTACTGCAGACAAAAATTGTGATGATGTGTTGTTATTAGAAAAAATAATTGGGCGTGTTAATAAAATAATATCAGGTGATATTGGATTATCAGATTTATTTCCAATTTGAAATGCCAAAACAAGTTCATATAAAGCAGTTAAATCTTGATTTAAATTCACATGTTGATTTTGAACAATTGATAGAACACTTGAGCATATATAATTTGCATTTCCATAAGCTAAAGTAGTATTTGCTGTAATTGTATCTATGCCGCGTATTTGAAATTTACCTGGTAGGCCATTTGCTGCAAGTGTCTGACTTACACTAATCTGAGCAGATTTTGTCGGAGGTCCCCAGTTTACAGAAAAATCAGTCGGGGCAATTAGTTTTTGTAGCTGACTCATTGAATTTTTAGTTGCTGGCCATTCTGAAGTTAATGGGTATGCTAAGCGCAATGGAAACCCAGTAATATCACCAGATTGACATTGCACACTTGACATTTCTACTTATTATATGACTGCATTTGTTTAACGAACAATATCTCGCACCTTATATATAGTTACTTCACCTATATCATTAGTAGCAGACATCTTTACTTTATCACCATTATAGAGTTCTGGGCATCCAACTTGATCTTGACAATCGCGACCCTGCATTTCAATTGGTATGGGTAAAGGATTATAGGAATCAGTGCGAGTATAATAGTTGTAGCGTTCTCTCGCTGATATTGAGCGACGACCGAATAGGGGAAGAAGCTTGCCGTCAGATGTTTTCACAATACCCATTGATTGATATTGCTCGGGAATACCCTGCGTAGGGATATTAAAAGGTCTATCAGGGCTAGGTATACGCGAATAATCGGGTGGTGTATCCCAGTCACGCTCTGGCTCAGGTGCACGTGTATAACGATCATCTCCTGATCTTAAATTGACCCTTACTGGAGCTTGGCTATGATTTTCGCTATGACCATGTAATGCAGATGGCATAATAATGACATTTGGTGATATCTTTTGTGACCAAATTACTAAGATTATAACTATACCCACAATGATAACTAAGGTAAATGATGAAGAAGAAAATAAATCAAATCTATTTGGAAAACATACCATTCCTGGTGGACAACGAGGCATTCTAATTGATACTTTGTTACACTTTTTTTGAAAATGTGTAATAAAGAATTTTTGGTTCGCTTTTTGGTTCGCTTTTTTTAAAAAGGCGTAAGCTTATTGACCAAACATCTGCTGGAATGTTTCCATGAGCTCTTTTCCATCCTTCATCATAGGCTTCATTGTCCCAAGCATTCCCATAAGACTCTTCTGAGTTTCAATTAGCTGTTGAGTATCTTTTGTCATAGCATTTATCTGTTCAGGATTGAGGCCCTGAATTGCTTTAACAAGGGTAGAACCCGCATCAATGTGAGGACCATTCTTTACCTGATTAGGTATTTCACCTAACTTGAACGGCATTGCCATCTCAATCTTTTTCTCAACAGGAGCAGGCTTACTTTTAGATTCAGGTTTCTTCTCATCTTCAAAGCCTTCAACCAAAGGTGCACCTATCCCAAACCCGGGGGTATTATAGCCACCCTTTGCTAAATTCTCATAAACTTGACTTATAAATCCCTCTTCATTCCTCTTAGTTGCCTTTAATGTTCTAATCACTGATGAAATATCAGAAGGGGGTGTATGCGTATTAAAACCTTCACGGTATCTCATAAATCCAGCAATAGAAAAGAGGGCAACTACTCCAGAAATTGTTGCATAAAAAAGGGATTGAGTCAAAGAAAATGTAACTGCAAATGCACCAGCTGCTACAAGTAGCATTACTGCGTTAAATTTGCCGAATACCAGAACTAATGCGACTGCTACTGCAATTAATAATAAACAGGGGGAATACTCAGCGATCTTCATCTAATCAGAGTAAAGGAAGTAAGATACGATTAGAGCCCCAAAATAATGCTCCAACCAACAGGGCTCTGGAAAGCTGACCATAAATATTCATATCACCACTTGACTTTAACATCCATGGTGCATAATGCGCCACAAGGATGCTTAGAAATGGCAAATTAACAACAAAAACAAGTATTGCTATTAAGATAGGTGTCTTCATCTCTTCACCCAGATATGCAGACCAGGCCTTACCTTGACTAGCTTGTAGAGATGCGATCTGAGCAGCAAGTTGAGCTTGCTGTGCTGAGCCTTGTTGCGCTGAACCATTATCCCAATTTCCTGCAGCGGCAAACCCTGGTGTTGAACTCTGAAGCATCTGTGCAAAGTCAGCAGCTGTAGGGTGCTGACCACCTATAATATGTGCAGTAGGGGGGCCAGAATCCATATGATACTGCTGTGTTGATTGTTGAGGCGGAGGCATTGGCATCATAGGGCCCTGAACACCTCCAGGTGTCATACCAGATGATGTGCCCGGACGCATATCTTGATTAGAATTCATATCTTGGTAAATCATCTTAACTAGATCCCCGTCACCAGAAAGAGGTGCCTTACCATCAAGGTCTGACAAGAGAGTTCCAGCATTAGCCATTCTTTTTCTTCAGCATAAAGAAACCCGGGAGCTCCAAGCGCATAGGCGAAACCATATAGGCGAAGCCATATAGGTGAAACCTTATAGGCTTAAGAATATATCCGAATATTCTCAAATGCTTCAACCGCTCCCTGTGCAGGACACTCCATTTGAACCGTATCAAACTTGTAACATTTAGAAGCAATATGGTAAACTGATTCTTTTACTTCATGAATAGGGGGAGCTTTTACTACCATACATGCCCTTCCATGACAAATTGGTGACATTATAAGAACGAGTGCTAAACCAAACATAAATGAAACTAAAATTCGAAAAATAGGATTTTTCAATGCATCTATTATCATGTTTTACTTCTACAACTTACGTAGGATAAGATGTATGGCGTCCCTGAGTTTTTTCAATTAATGCCTTTTGTAATTGGTATAGCATCTGGTCTATTGTATGTAGGCCTAGGGGGGCGTGGTGCACATGAGGTTATTTACAAATACCCTCATCCAACAACGGTTGACGCCCTAGTATATAAGGACCCTAATGGAGCATGCTATAGATACAAGGTTGAACAGGTTAGCTGCGATAAGAATGAGAAGAATCTGAAGGAATATCCTCTTTCTGGATAAGTGCTTTAGCACTACTAGATAAGTGCTTTAGCACTACTGATAAGTGCTTTAGCACTACTAGATTGTAAAACTTACAGGGCCAGCCGGCGATGCCATTGCTGTCTTTTTAGTCTTAATTACTCTTTTCTGGCCAATAATTACTCCTTGTGCTGTTTCGGCAGCAGTTTTTGGCGGTTCTTCTGGTTTTGTTGATTTAGCTGAACCAGTAGTTAAACCAAGAGTAGCTAATATACTAGGAGGACTTGCTTCTTGAGTAGGAGCAGGTCCCTCCAAGTCAACATAGAGACTTATTATAGACTCTACACGACGTTTAACTTGAAATACATCTGCTCCGATTTTCCTATCATCCCTTTTACTTGCAAAAACCTCCTTTAAAGAAAGTCCAGGGAGACTCTCAATCCATGTTTCTGGCCTAGAAGCTCTAGATCGTTTTTCCATAAGCCCCTTTACTTTTAAATTTTGAGCAACCACCTCCGATGCTCCAGATTGCGTTGCCTCATAAATTTTTACCTTTTCCAATAATGCCTTTCGCTCAACTTCTATTTCTTCTTCTAATGCTGCAATAACACTCTTTCTTTCTTCAATTATTGCAGCCCTCTCTTCAATTGTTCGTAAACGTCTATTAGGTAACCTAGCACGCACTTCAGCCCTTTCTTTTACTGCCGGAATGACTGCCTCATTATCACGTAGTTCAATTGCCCGGTCAACCTTTTTAGCCTTCTTGAAAAAATCCCTATTCACCTGGGATGCCATCTGATTATACTCTCGGTTGATTATTGATTTCCTTTTCCCTTATAAATCAGATATGGCAGATGCGCAACCGGTTATTAAATCTACTGTGACAGGTTGGGTTCGTTTTACCCTTGCTCTATTTATTGCAACTGCCCTTGCAATTTTTATATTCGTATGGGATGGAAAATATATTAATGGTTTTAATTTACCAGAATTTCTGGGACCATTCATATTTTTTCCACTTTTATCCTTAGTTCTAGGATATGGAATAAATTGTCTAATTCAATATTTAAGCTGTAAACAAGTTGAGTGGCTTGTGCAAATACAACGTGCTGCTATAATTCCATTGCCACAAATTATAATATGGGGCCTATTATCCTATTTTACAAGCATGCGTTGGCCAATTGAAGGCTTAGTTCAGAACTGGAATCCTGATGAAAAGAAAGCCCTATCCTCAGGATTCTATGGATTCTGGATTGGCCTATATACACAAAGTATAATGAATGGATTTGCTCAATTATGTCCTACTGTATAGATCATAGATCATAGATCATAGATCAGGTTCTTCTGGGCCAAGATAAACATATCTTGGAACACCATTTCTTCCAGTAGCACCTTCATTCAACATATAGTATCCGGGAGTTAACTCTTGCTGATTGCTTGCCTTTGAATTTCTAGAATTACGATTGTTTCTTGAATTATTGTATGTAGGCACAGATTGGGTAGCCTGACAAGGCTCGCACTGTGTAGAAGATTGTCCATATATACCATCTTCAATTATTGAAACAGAAGCATATGATACAATTGCCCAAATAATTGCAAACATCCAGAAGGGCACGTGTGTGAAATTTGCAGGATCGCGACCTATACCAAATTCCTTCCAACGTCCATCCTCTCGGAACATGTATTGCGGCTTAATCACTAAGATTACAGCAATACCTGTTAAATATACTAAACCTGCGACGATTAATCGTCTCATCTATTATAGTTTATTGATTAATAACGGAATTTAATCTCATCATTGATCGTTTACCGGTGAAAGAATGTGATACTCTTTTGGATATATTATTATCACCATAAATAGCAGTTATTCTACTATTTTTTATTTGTATGGTATAGCCATTCTTTATCTGAAAAGGCGCCGTCAATGTATTTAAATGATTAAATGGTCCTTTGGTATTCTGAGCATCCTGCCAAGATGGTAAAATCCAATCACTCATTCCAACCTTAGTTCCATTTGGTAAAGTGACAACTACCACATTATTTTCCACTGGATCACAGACTTCAGCTGCAACTAGAATTCCTGTATAATAATTCATCCACCATACATTACACCTGGGATCTATAATGAGCTCAAAGACCTCATGTGCTAGAGTCTGTGCAACCGTAGGTAGCTTCAAGGTGGGCTCATATAATAAGACACCACCATTTGCAATCACGGTCTTAGCAAAAACCTTGCCATATGGAATATCTGATAATAGATCATGATATGCAAGAGCACCATTTACATCTGAGTTATCCATTAGATATATAATATAGGTATTTGCAGGAATATTAGTTGTAGCCTTAGGAACATAGACGGCACTAAATGCAGTTAAAGACCAGTCCTTGCAGAATTGCACTAGAAGTGTATTTAGCGCGGTAACCATGCACGAACCATTTACGTCATTTATAATACTGCTCTTATTTACTACACTAATCTGAGTATAACTGGGAAATGTTGGCATTATACCTTGATCAAAGATTTAAAACTAGTTTTTCTGGAAAAATTCATCCTCATTACTTTCTGAAAAATACGTGCTGATATCCATTAAAAGTTCCTTAGGACATACAGACCTTGGCACAATGAACTCCTTTTATGATAAGTTTAAATAGAATAGTTTAGTATAGTATATTAATTATCATCATCAAATCCATTCATATTACCAAGTTCTTCATCATCTATATAGCCAGCTTCATCACCTGGACCCTGCTCGTATCCTAGAGCATCGTGTTTCTCTTTAGCTTGACCTCCTTGGCCCATCACTCCAGTCTCAGGGTTAAATTCCTGAAAATCAACAATACCAGCCTTTGCTCTCTGTTCACGTTCCTTATCATACTGATCTTCATCATACGCATAAATAGCCTTAGTTCCACCAACCGCCCAGTCACCCAGGCCAAGTTTCATTTGAATCTTGGAAATATCTTTCTCAGCACGCGACATCTTTGTCATAGTCCTCAAAATATTCGCCTTTTCTTCTTCTTTTCTTGCAGCAATAAGTTCCCTAATCTGCTGAGGCGTCAGCTTCAAGCCCTCAATCTTAAATCTATTCAACATCTCACTAATGAATCTTGCAGGGAATAGGGCCTCAGGTTCAACATGAGAAGGTGTTTCGGCATCTTTTGCAATTGGTAAAATATCAGGATCTACAAAATTAGCAAGAGGTGCATACAAGCAGAACTTCAGAAAAAAATCATATGTTTGTTTTCCACCAGGAATTTGCAATGGCCTCAGAGTTTCCATGATATCTAAAATAGGCCTTACTTGCGCAATAAATGTTTCTACTTTTGCTTTTAGCCATGGTGTAACTGATACTTTGTTGAATTTTAATAAATAACTGCGATGTTCTGTTAAAAAACCATTTACGTCTATTTGGTGATATCCACTTAATCCCCATGATGCTGGCACTTTTAAATTAGGAGCATTTCTAGAAGTAAACTGGCTCAAAGGAACTAAGGCGTATGTTTGCAAAAACCGAAGAATTGAGCCTGCGCCACCATGTTCAATAGAATCAAATACACTATGCTGGGATGCAGGTATTCTTATTTTGAATTTACCCTCCGCTTCTTCAGCAAGTAGAGAAAAATCAGATAAAGCCAGTGCTACTTCAACTTCTTTTGCATCTGGTGGTAATTTTTGTAATGCGACAGTTGTCTTAGACATTACTTCTCTATAATCTACCATGGGTTCTGGCTCTAGTTTTAACAAGGTTTCCCAGTTTTTCAATGGTCCTGAAATTTCCAATGTTAATTTACTCTCAAATCTATTTACTTTATGAGTTTCATTTAATAAATCCTCAAAGGTTTCCTTAGTTACTTCTATGCCCTGTGATTCAATTGCAGTGAGCCCCTGCTCTGCACTAAGAAGTTCTAACTCATTAGGCAAAGTTAGATCACACCATAAACACTTGTGAGTTAATCCAAATTCGTGACTATGACCTTTTTTCTCTCCATCATAACATACCTTTAAGAAAAGCTTATAATAACTGGATTCAGGTGCATCTGGAAGAGGTCTGGAAATCTGAGATGGTTTCATAGTAGGTTCCACCCTAGTTATTTTTGGAGGTGGTGCAACTCCAGTTCGTTTTGAAAAAGGTGGAAGACTTTGTTTGGCCTGACTTGTCCAGAATTCATCTGTTTGGGAAAGTGGAGATAAACAACATGATGTCTCACTAAATGTCATGGGCATTGGCATTTTATTTTTCTTTGCTAAGAAATTTCCCTGGCGAATCCAGAGTTCAACGCGATCTGCCTCACTTGCTGCCTCTGGCACAATTATCTTTTCAACGAAATCTTCCTCTTTCATAGAATACGGAATTGGTGCAAAGTTCACAGGAAGTTCTTCATCTGGTCGTCCATGTCCACCAGCTGCACCCAGAACTTTTTTCAAGTATTCGCGTTTCTGAGACAAAGCCTGTAAGATTGTAGGGTCTTGCAATGATGCACGCATAAATGGCTCAAAGATACCCATAATCATCTTCTGTCTTACTGAATCATCAGGCTCTTTCTGAAATTGCGTTAAACTCCAGGGTGCCGAGTCTTTCTGGAAAGAAGAAACAACTGAAATTACACATTGAATACCATTTGTCCCCTCTGCTTCAAGCGGCTGACCACCCAGATTCCTGCAACCTGTAGGCATTCCCCTTAAAATTAAATCAGGCTTTCTTGTCTGAATATGTAAAAGTAAATTTACTGCAGTTGCACAAACTAGTGCTTGATTTATATATACATCATAATCTACTGCGAAGGCAGTAGATGTAGTCTTGCCTTTTTTCTGTGCAACCTGAAATTGCACGTAACGCTCCCGTGATGGAATCTGTTGAATGAGGCCATATACCCTATTAACAATTATAACGAAATCACTCATTTCCAGAGGTGCAAAGAGCCTGTCTGCTAACTCTTTGGCAGTAGTATAAATGAGTTTCTTTTGTAGGTCATCAAACCCCTCTATTTCATCAAGATCGCCGCCTGAACCAAGAATACTCTCAATTTGCCCTTGAGCAATGGCCTCTGAATCATCTATAACAGAACGCCCCATCATTGGACGTCCACTATCATCAAATTCTAGGTGCGTATCATATTCTAATTCGCTTATTGGCTGGCCGCAATTACGACAAATATAGTGACCCTGGAATTGCCCACCGCCGAAATTAAGCTGAATATCCTTGTTTAGCGCTGCTACATCGCCAGGCCTCAGATACTGATAGATTTGTAGGAGCTCGTGCATACAAAGTAAGTTGTGATCTCCAGCATTGCATTTTATCCAGTTATCCTGCTTATGACCCTGGAACGTAATAAGAAATTTAGATAACAGGGCCAGGCGCTGCGAATCATCTTTAACTTTACGAATCATTGCCAAAGGTTTCACATGAGTACAATGTATAGGTTCTGGAGGCTCACCAGCAAAATCAATACGCATCTTTTTCAACTGGATATCTCTCAAGGTCTTCAAATACTCTTCTCTGGCATATTTCATACGAGAACGTGTTAAAGCAGCTGGCTGGTCTGCAAGCTGAGCCATTGTAAGTTCCTGGTGATTTCTCAAGAGAAGTCCCACCATTGCAATATCACTATTGGCAAAAGCAGGCATCTGATCTTTCAAGGCTGCCTGTAATTCTTTCAATAGGGGTTCCTCGGCGATTTTCTCAATCAACGCTGCGGCATCAGGAACCATTTGAATACCTTGAATTGCGGGAGGTTGAGCCACTTTCTGGGCTAGAAGCTCACGTTGCAAGATAATTGCCTTTAAAATCTGGTTCTGCGTCTCTCCTATAATCCCCTTGAGAGTATCATACTGATCAATTGTCCATTCCCTTTCACTCATTCCTAATAAGGCCTGTATTGGCCAAATATCACCCATTCCTTCAGCCCTTATACCCATTGCCTTAATGTAGTCACGAATAGTGATATTTCCTAATGTTCCACCGTCAACACTTACTAAAAATGGTTGAGATGCAGATGGTATATCAGTAATTTCATTTGAATCCTTTAAAATATCATTCATAGATAGCAAATTTTTCTGGCCATCAATAACATCAGAAATTAGGGATTCCCCTTTAACAACGCTTAGGGAATGTGCGTATTTCTTGGGAAACATAACATATGATAATATAGTGGCTTCCTCTCCCTCCTGTAAAAGCTGACCCTTATTACGTGTAGCTTTCAAGCCACGTATTAGTGACATTGATACCTCATTTACATTTTCTGAAGAAACATAACCCCTTTTATTTATAGGTAGACAACAAGGATATCCTGGAATATTCGCTTCTCTTTCTGGTGCCTTTCTGCGAAACACCTCCTCATCTTTCTGAAATGCTATACGCTGAGAACCTCTGTCTCTCCAGGTTGCACCAAATTTAGAAAGATATCCATTTAGAAATTGAATGAATTTCTGACCTGCCATTTCTGGCGAAGAATCCAAATATTCACCTGATTCCGATATTTTCTCATTGAAATCTATGAGACGAATTCCATCCATAGCTTCTGGTTGTGGAACTTTATCAGTGTCCATGTCATGATATAAAATCTTATCTACATCTACAACTGCCCTACTCAAGTTTAAAAGCCGTTTTTCAAGAGCATCTATGAGAGTCTGAATACTAGATGGTTTCACGCCCTTTGGTGTCCCATCATCAGATGTTCTCATTATGGATGCACGAAGCCTGAAGAAAACTTCCGTTAAGACACGAGTAGATTTCTGTGTTTCTACTTGTTTCTGTCTTGCTGGGGTATTCAATGATAGTAAATCCGCATATGCTTCTGATTTCTGTGTCTGGTTAGAATAAGTTCTCTCAGATGTGGGGATTTCTATAAGTTGCTCTACACCATCTTCTTGAGCCGGAAGCAGTTCGTCGTCTAAGAACTGGAAGTCCTCTTCTAAATTTTCGTTTTCCTCTTGACCTTCTTGATCTTCTTGACCTTCTTGATCTTCTTGAGCCTCTTCACCTTCTATGGTCTTTACTCCATCTACTGTCATAATTTCCTGGGGCTGGCGCCCTCGAATGACACGAAATGGTAAATCCTTAGGAATACCCTTAAATCCAAAAGGTATAATTATATCACCCTCTAATTCATTATTCACCGTTATTAAATCACCCTCTGGATCTACGCTTACAATTCTATATTTAGTTAAAGGCTCGCCTTCTGAAGAAAATGTCTCAAGATCCTGCCCAACACGAAGATCTAAGATTTCAATTAAATTTGCCTTTTTTCGCTTTTGTAAGATTTCAACTGCCTCAATATTCAATGCGGGATCAAATCCCTCTTCAGTAATTGCAAATTCTACAACTTGATTTGTTAATCCATCTGGTATTATATGTATTTCAGATTCAGTTCTATATAATACTTTACCTGTAGTCTTATCATATTTACCTCCAAATATGCGAATGCGATCACCTAATTCTATTACTGGCTCCTCGGGTTCAATTGGTAATTCAGGTAATTTAACTTCATCTTTTACATTTGCCAGCACTGGGCTTTCTTCTTCAGCCATCTAATGTTCAACTACAACAAAAATTGAATCGTAGTCGCACCAATATACAATTATACAAATGTCAGATTCTGCTGTTATCGCACCAATGTCTAAGCTTAGCACATTTGCATCATGGATTTCAATGTATGCTACATGGCCAGAGTTGAAGGCGTGGCTTCAAGTAGAGGAGCCTGGCATTGATATTATTGAGTCGGAGGACAGTGCATATGCAATTTTGAGGAATAGCAAGGAGAAGGAGGGAGAGGCTGCAATTGCTGAGGATGCTGTATCAGAGGCTAGTCAGCTGTGCCGCTCTGTAGTATGGGATACTGAGACAAATCTGCCCTGCTGTGTTTCACCCTTTGCCGCTCGCCGTGATCAGAAGATTCCTAGTTCCTCTGATGCAGCAGATACTAGTCTCCGTATTGAGGATTTCGTAGAGGGTGTTATGGTAAATGTATTTCGTGCCCGCGGTGATGCTGAGACCCATGTGACTACTAGGTCAAAGCTAGATGCCGATGGCACATTCTATTCTGAGCGTTCGTTCCGTGAGCTGTTTGAGGAGGCCATGGATGAGAAGCGCACATCCCTTAATGAGATTGAGAAGCTGATTGGTGCACCCGATGATTCAGTGGCTGCAACATTCATTACACTAGTTCTTGCTCATCCTGAGCACCGTGTAGTTCGCACAGTTGAGAAGGCAAATTTCTGGGCTATCTACCGTGGCACAGTTGCCAATGACGGCACAGTAAGCTTCTATACTGAGGACCTGCCTGCGGCATGGCGCCCCAAGACCTATAGCCTCACGTTCAAGGGTGAGTTTGCAGATCTGAAGGCAAAGTTTGAGGAGATTAAGGCCACCAAGCCGTGGTATTGGCAGGGACTCGTAGTTCACTCAGGGCTTCAAAGGTGGCGTTTCCGTAACTCTGAGCACGACCGTGTGCGCCGTCAGCTTCGTGGAACAGAGTCAAATTCCTATGGGCGTTTCCTAAGGCTGAGAAGCCAGAAGCGTGTTCAGGAGTATCTGCGAATTTACCAGGAGGATAATGCTGAGTTCCAAGGTTATGAGCAGGACTTTCGTGCAGCCACAAAGACCCTATATGCCTGGTATTGCAAGTGCCACAAGGAGCATTCTGTGGCATTCAAGAGCCTACCGAAGTCAGTGCAGCCTCTGGTGTTTGACATGCACAAGTTCTATTTGACTGCCCTGCGACCGGCAGGAAAGAGCCTACATATGGCAGAGGTGATTACATGGGTTCCTGAGCACTTCAAGACGCAATACGGGATTTCCAACTTTGTTCGCTTTACGGGCGAGAAGGAACAGCCTTCAAGCATGGCTACTAGCTCTGGCACAGCTGTAGCCAATAGAACTGTAAGTAATGATAATGGTGCCCTAAGTGTGACAATTTACACTGATGTTACAGATGGGGCTACTGCTCCTGTGAGCCCCACAAGGGGTGGTGATCAGGTAGTGGAGGCAGTGTAAAGGGTGTAAAGATTATACGCCTAAATTTACTATAATGAAAGTCATTTATAGAATTAGTGACGGTGGAAATAAAAGGGATAAACCATATTATGTAAATGCAAAAACCATTTTTTCACATTTTTTAAAAGTCTTTTATTTACATGAAATATATGTAATTGCAGATAATGTTTCGGATGATACTTATAGATTCTTATCTTCAAAAATAGACCAGGCTAGAATTATTCGCACAAAATTATCAAATGCAGGAGCACTTATGTTTGCTATCGATTACGCAATTCAGAATTTTCAAGATTCAGATGCAGTATATTTTGCCGAAGATGATTATGCATATACTAAGAATGCACCAGGGATCATAGAAGAGGGTCTTTCTCTTGCACAATATTCTTCTGGTTATGATCACCCAGATAAATACATAAATCATAATGAAGGTGGACCTAATCCTCATATTTCTCAGGGTGGTGAGCTCACACGAGTGCTAATAAGTAAGAGTTGTCATTGGAAACTGACAAATTCATGTTGTATGACATTTGCAACGACGGTTAGAATCTTAAAAGAGGATCTTGAAATAATACGCAAACATTGTCAGTCAAGTCCACCGGCCGATTACAGAATGTTTCAGGAACTGATTTCCAGAGGTAGAAAATTAGTTTCACCCCTGCCTTCTGTTTCAACACATGGTGAAAATAGGTGGCTGGCAAAGTTTGTGGATTGGGAGAAGGAGGTTATTAATTACCAAGAATAAATATAATATGCGTATGATCATATTAAAATAATAAAGGTGAGTAGTATATAAAATGAGTTTAGATATCTTGGTAGATAATTCAAAAACAGATAAAAATACAAATCATTCATATTTATCACTTTATAATCAATTATTAATAAATAAAAAAACAACTGCAAAAAATGTATTAGAAATAGGAATAGGAGATTTTGGTGAAAAAAATGGGGGTAGTATAAAACTATGGAAAGATTTTTTTACAAATGCAACTATTTATGGTATAGATATACTTCCAATTAATAGGGTTATGGATGAATTAATAAATAATAGTAGAGTTGTGTTATATACATCTACTGACGGGTATAATGAAATTTTTTTTAAAACTCAGTTCTTAGAAAAAAATATAAAGTTTGATTTTTTATTAGATGACGGACCACATACCTTAGAAAGTATGAAACAGTTTATTAAGCTATATTCACAAGTAATGGCTGATGATGGAATATTAATAATTGAAGATATTCAATCTTGGAGTTGGATTGATATACTAAAAAATGAAGTTCCGGAACAATTAAAGCAATATATTATTATACACGATTTAAGATCTAATAAAAATCGGTATGATGATATTGTTTTTACAATAAATAAATCTATTAACTAAGTATTTCTCTCTTTATGATATTTTAAATGCGGACTATTCTTATTAATTATTATCATTATACCATATATAATGGATGGTGTAGATGCAATAAAGTACATATTAAATAATAATATCGAAGGAGCTATTATTGAATGCGGTGTTGAAGCTGGTAATTTTGAATATTTGTGGATAAATGAATTAATGAAACATAATGCTGTTCGTGATATATATCTATATGATACTTTTGGTGGACTAGTAAAGCCAACCGAATATGATTATACTTGTAAGGATGCAACATTATATAAAATGGATAGCAATCAAGTTTATAATACCTGGAAAAATTTTATAATTAATGAAAATATAAATAAATGGTGTTATGTTCCATTAGAAAAAGTTAAAAATAGATTAAATTCTACTGGCTACCCTCAAGATAAATTACATTATATTGTGGGGGATGTGATGGAAACATTAAAAGACAAGGCTAATATTCCTGAAAAAATAGCAATATTGCGTTTAGATACTGACTGGTATGAATCAAGCAAGTATGAACTAGAGCAAATGTATGACAATGTTGTATCAGGTGGCGTTATAATATTTGATGATTATTATCATTGGGATGGACAAAGAAGGGCTACCGATGATTTTTTTAATAAACTATGTATTAATTACGAATTTGTAAATATAGGAAATCATAAAACTTCTGCTATTATAAAAAAATAAATGAGTAATTTATATATAAATTAATTATTATTATATTATAAATGCCTAAACTACTTGTCTTATATGTATTCCATATTTATAATGATAGAGTTAAGGATTTCTTAAATAATTGTATTTTTAAGGATGAAAATACAGATTTTATTATAATATCAAATGATACAAATAATACCTTTACGGCTCCAGATAATGTTAAATTGCTATTTAGAGATAATATAGGCTATGATTTTGGGGGATGGAGTGATGCCTTATTAAGAGATAATCTATATCATAAATATGATAAATTTATTTTTGTAAATTCATCTGTATCTGGACCATTTCTTCATAGTGATTTTAAAGGTAAATGGACTGATATTTATATAAATGGGTTGCAAGATAATATAAAATTATTTGGAAGCACGATAAATACAATTGGTCAGCCACAAAGTTTATCACATGTACAGTCTTATATTTTTTCAATGGATAAATTAACATTAGATTATTTAATTAATTGTGAAATTTTTAGTATGACTAATTATGCTAAAACATTTCGTGATGCTATTCATAATAAAGAGATCTTAATGTCTAGAAAAATAATTGAAAATAAATGGAATATAGGCTCATTATTACCATATTATAAGAATGTTGATTTTACATTTACTAATAAAACCCCTGGTGAATATAATATTAATTTTTTAGATGATATAATGTTTCCACAATTTAGAAACTCTTTGTGGAATGAATATGATCTGGTATTTATAAAAGGCAATAGGGTTAATATAGCTTCTTAAATATTTCTCCTTAATTTAAGATGATCGTATGCCAACATATATGACCATTGCTTGTATGTAATTAAATATTCTATAACTGCAGAAACTGAACGTCCTAGGCCATCACTACAATACACCATCACCTTCTTACCATCAGAGGCCCAGATATCTAAGAGTTCAGCTGCCTCCTTTATATCTGTAAGCTTTTGACCTTCTAAAGTAGAAGAATAAGGAAATCCAACCATGAGCGGTAGCTCATCTGCGCAACATAATATGTGTGTAATCTTACGCTCTCCTAGGAAACGCTCATTTGCAGCATCCTTATAAGATCCTAGCCATATTTGATCTGTAATCTCAGACATCTATTGGCCAATAGATATATTCCTTTATACAAGCCTGCAAGGTAGCCTCGTATAAAGTTTTTTTTCTTTAAAGTTTAGTGTAAGCATCGTTCAGATATTTATACCATAGTCATGCCAGATTTATCTCTGAGAGTCTGTATGCATGCAGTTTCAACTAACAGTCCTCCATTTGCGTAAACTCCAAAATTTACGACTTCATTATTAGATTCCAATGCTAAATGCCATACCGTATATAATCCTTCAGAAACCCAAGGTTCTGCACGTTTATCTATGCAGGCAATAAGCCTGTATTTTTCTGCAGTTACAAAAATATCTTTTAGAATTTCTAGAGTTTTTTCTTTCTCTTCATCAGTAATTCTAGGAACAAGAATTGAATGATTCCCAGTTAAATAAAGATCTTCTTCAAGTTCTGGATATGCTTCTTTTCTGCAAACATATAAACGATTTTCTAATCTTTCTGCATTACCAGGATTTGAAATTGTAGAAAACCCAATGAGTTTTACACGTCTATAAGAATTTTCAGATGTCTTTACTAGTGTGCCTCGTGTAATTTTTTCAATTGGAGTGAATATATCCTCATTATTTGATGCACAAAGTATTTTACTACCCTTGAGGAAACATGGGGCTGATGGAGTTCCAGATGCAGGATATAATGAATAATTAAAACCAATGGTTAATGAATCTCCAGAATTAACAGTTGTTCCATAAAAAGGACTTCCACTTGGAGGATTTGCAACTGGATTATATGGTGGATTATTACCTCCATTTAATACAATCCAACTTGTACAAGGTCCTTTATCTGGAATTGTCCTTGAACCTACAACAATATCATTATCTATACCAGATAACTTATTTGTTTTATTTGTTGCATCAGATAACGTTTTATAATACGTGATAGTTGCATAGGGAATAAGGTTATATGTTTGACTACCCATATTTACATTTTCACCACTATTCCACACACGTATAGTTCCATTAACAAACTCATTAAAATCAATCCATTTATCTATAGGAGAGTAATCAGGATATGTATAATATCCTGCAACTTCTGTTTGATTACTAAAACCTAACGAACTTGTAACACTAGATGCGTCTTGATAATTAAGATAATAATTAAAAATAGGATATGACATTAACTATATATAATTCATAATTTAAATTTCTTGTAAAATTACTTAGAATTATGTAGTTTTCTAATCCGGAACCCATTATATAATTTTAATTTTATATCTAGTATTATAAAAGTAAAATATTTTTTCATATATGAAAATAACTAATAGATATTATCCAATTTGCTCAATTATTAGAGTGTATTTTAATGGGCTGAAAGAAGTTTGCTGTCCAGTAATTCTATATATATTATAATTTGTAGTATCTGTAACAATTGCTATAAGTAGATCACCTATATGTCCTGTGTCACCCATTGATCCTGCTAACAGTCGAGTAGATCCAATTGTTAAAGAAATATATGAGCTTGCTAAGGTGGAGATGCCACTTATCTGGGATATAGATTGAACTTGACCATAAATATTAATAGGGTTGCCAGATGAATCTGACTTACCAATATATAAATTTCCAGAATTATCGATTAAGGCAGATATTGTATTAAAGGTAACTGGTGTGCCTGCCATATTATTAATAATAGACGATCTTATCGATGAAGCCGATGCACCTTGGCTACCCTGATCTCCCTGAATTCCTTGTGACCCTTGTGATCCTTGTGATCCTTGTTCTCCTCCACTTAAACCCTGTGGTCCTTCATTGCCTTGTGCACCCTTATCACCTTGATCACCTTGAGCTCCTTGATCACCTTGAGCTCCTTGATCACCTTGAGCTCCTTGATCACCTTGAGCACCTTGTGCCGCTTGATTGCCTTGTGCTCCTTGATCACCCTGAGCTCCTTGTGTCGCTTGATTGCCTTGTGCTCCCTGATTGCCTTGATTGCCTTGTGCTCCCTGATTGCCTTGATTGCCTTGTGCTCCCTGATTGCCTTGATTGCCTTGTGCTCCCTGATCACCTTGATTGCCTTGTGCTCCCTGATCACCTTGATTACCTTGATCACCATGATTACCTTGATTACCTTGATCACCATGATTACCTTGATCACCTTGATTACCTTGATCACCATGATTACCTTGATCACCTTGATTACCTTGATCACCATGATTACCTTCATCACCTTGATTGCCTTGTGCTCCCTGATCACCTTGATTACCTTGATCACCATGATTACCTTGATCACCTTGATTACCTTGATCACCATGATTACCTTGATCACCTTGATTACCTTGATCACCATGATTACCTTCATCACCTTGATTGCCTTGATCACCTTGAGCTCCGTCATAACCTAGATCACCCCGATCACCCTTATCACCTAAATCACCTCTATCACCTTGATTGCCTTGTGAACCTTGATCGCCTTGATTACCTTGATCACCTTGATCTCCTTGATCACCTTGATCACCTTGATCTCCTTGATCACCTTGATCTCCCTGATCACCTTGATCACCTTGATCACCTTGATCACCCTGATCACCTTGATCACCTTGATCTCCCTGATCACCTTGATCACCTTGGTCACCCTGATCTCCTTGGTCACCCTGATCACCTTGGTCACCCTGATCTCCTTGGTCACCCTGATCACCTTGATCTCCCTGATCACCTTGATCACCCTGATCACCTTGATCACCTTGATCTCCCTGATCACCTTGATCACCTTGGTCACCCTGATCTCCTTGGTCACCTTGGTCACCCTGATCTCCTTGGTCACCTTGATCACCTTGATCACCTTGATCACCTTGATCACCTTGATCACCTTGATCACCTTGATCACCTTGATCACCTTGATCACCTTGATCACCTTGATCACCTTGATCACCTTGATCACCTTGATCACCTTGTGCTCCTTGTGCTCCTTGTGCTCCTTGTGCTCCTTGTGCTCCTTGTGCTCCTTGTGCTCCTTGTGCTCCTTGTGCTCCTTGATCACCTTGTGCACCTTGATCACCTTGATCACCTTGTGCTCCTTGTGCTCCTCCATTTGAACCTGGTGGCCCTTGGGTCCCTTGGGTCCCAATTACACCTTTCCCTTGCACCTGAAACCCAATAGTATATACAGTTCCAGGAGGACCAAACGAACCACTACCCGCTAAAAAGGTTACACTTGGACCGTATATATAAGAAAATCCACCTGCGAAACCAATAATTATTTCTCCAAATGAATATATGGCAAATTTTGTCGGGTCGCTTGCATCAGTAAACTGAAAGATAATTGTATTATTTGCCTGATTATCTTTTAAATAATTCATATAGGTTGTCCAATTTACGCCATTATCATCAATCGCATAAATCTGAGCACTTGTAAGGCTAGAAAATGTGGTTGCCCCACCTGTTATAATCCATCCAGAACCAACCGCATTAGGATCTAAATGCCATGTTCCAGAAGATACTGACTTTCCAGGGCTTCCTGCTGCGCCAGTATAGCCGGTTGTTCCAAGTGTGCCAGTATAGCCTGTTGCACCAGTTTGCCCTGAAGAACCTGTAGGGCCTGTAGGACCTGTTATCCCTGCAGTCCCTGTAGGACCTGTTGTCCCTGCAGTCCCTGTTTTCCCTGCAGTCCCTGCAGCCCCTGTAGCACCTGTTATCCCTGCAGTCCCTGAAGCACCTGTTGTCCCTGCAGCCCCTGCAGTCCCTGTAGCACCTGTTTTTCCTGCAGTCCCTGTAGCACCTGTTGTCCCTGCAGTCCCTGTAGCACCTGTTGTCCCTGCAGTCCCTGTTGTCCCTGCAGTCCCTGTAGCACCTGTAGCACCTGTTGTTCCTGCAGTCCCTGTAGCACCTGTTTTATCTGCAGTCCCTGCAGTCCCTGTAGCACCTGTTATCCCCGCAATCCCTGTAGCACCTGTTGCTGAACTTGCGGAAGTTGAACCTGTAAATCGTATATTTTGACTGCTATTGAAAATATAATTATTCTTAGGAGGACAAATAATAATATTCGGGCGTAGAGGCGGAGGACGCGATTGCTCACAACACCTTTTTTCATTGTTTTCGCAATGCTCTTCATCGCTACTATCATTTTCATTCCGTGATTGAACTGCAGCGTAAGTATTACTACTACCTCGTGTTGGAATATACCTATTTTGAATATTATTATTTCCACTCATCTATAATTCATATATATTTATTTTTTCACTTTTTTACCATATACTTAAAACATTATTACGTCTATTGAATAGAAATGCCACCTATTCAGACTGCCGTTGGAATTGACCTCGGAACCACGTATTCTTGCGTCGGCGTTTGGCAAAATGATCGCGTAGAGATCATTGCAAACGATCAAGGAAATCGCACAACTCCTTCATATGTAGCATTCACTGCAGATGAGCGTTTAATTGGTGACGCCGCGAAGTCACAGGCTGCCGCAAACCCTCAAAATACGGTATTTGATGCAAAGCGTCTTATCGGACGCAAGTTTGGCGACGCATCCGTAAAGTCTGATATGTCGCATTGGCCTTTCACCGTAAAGCCTGGAACTGCAGACAAGCCTCTAATTGAGGTGAACTTCAATGGTGAGGCCAAGACTTTCAGTCCTGAGGAGATTTCTGCCATGGTGCTCCAGAAGATGAAGGCAACTGCTGAAGCCTACCTGGGAACCAAGGTGACTGATGCGGTTATCACGGTTCCTGCGTATTTTAATGACTCTCAGCGTCAGGCAACTAAGGATGCCGGTCTAATTGCAGGACTCAATGTGCTCCGTATTATTAATGAGCCTACTGCAGCTGCTTTAGCCTATGGCCTGGAGAAGAAGACTAATGGTGAGAAGAATGTGTTGATATTTGATTGCGGAGGCGGGACTCATGACCTGTCTGTGCTCACACTGGACGATGGCGTATTTGAGGTTAAGGCTACGGCTGGCGATACTCACCTCGGTTAACTTTCCGGCTGAGGTTAAAAAACTCTAATTGCGGGGACACCCTAAAGTTGTAACAGTTGTTTGAATAAATTTGACTTACTCTCATAGAAACTCGGGAAATATTATGAATACTCAAGTGTGTGATAAATGTAAGGAAACTCTTGCATTAGCATCATTTGATAAATCTGGCGAATCATATCGCCATATATGTAAAAGTTGTAGATATAATAGAACAAAAGAACTCAGAGAAAAAAGAGCACTAAAGAATGAAAATAAAGTGGTCTATAAAAAAGATAAAAAATGTGACACATGTAATGAAACAAAGCCTATTATAGAATTTAATAGAAGATTGGTAAATAAAGACGGAGTATCTTCCACTTGCCGAATCTGTTATTCAAAGAATAGGAAAATGGTAAGTAAAATTACACCAGTAGTTAATTTACCTGAAAAAACTTGTAATACATGTGGAACATTAAAATCTATTTCTGAGTTCAGAAAAACAAAAAAATCAGCAGATGGTCATTTTCATAAATGCATTGCTTGTTTGAAACCAAGAGTATGGAACAAGGAGAAACAAAAACTTTCAGAGAAAAAATATTGCGAGAGAAATAAAGAGAAACTTAAGGAGAAATGGAAACGCGATGGTCAAAAATTACATCGCATAATAAAATCTCGTTTGAGTAATCGCATAAAAGATGCTCTGAAAGCAATATTTCTGAGAAAAGACAATAAAACAATGTCATATCTTGGTTGTTCACATCCTTTCTTAAAAAAATGGTTCCAATTCTTATTCCTTGAAGGAATGTCGTGGGATAATATTGGTGAATGGCATATTGACCATGTAACACCATGTGCATCCTATGATCTAACAAAGGAAGAAGATATCACGCAATGTTTTAGTTGGAAGAATATACGGCCATGCTGGCAAAAAGAAAATTTAGAAAAAGGTTCTCAAATTATTCCCGAGGTAGTTAGAGAACATGAGAGTAAAGTCAACGAATTCTTAAACAATCCACTACTAAACCCTTCTGGTGACAGAGAGGGTGGCGCTAAGTAATTACTAGCGGTATAGTAAAAATGTGGCAAATATATGGGCAATCCGCAGCCAAGCATCTTAGAAATAAGATGAAGGTTCAACGACTAGTCAAACTAACCTTCGGTGTGTAAACACAAAGGAGAAATGGCCACGAATGGGTTTCAGGTTGTGCAAAGCATAACTGGAAGATATAGTCTGAACTTATGGGAAACCATAAGAAGTAAGGATAAAGAGCCTTACGATAACACCCTTGGGGGAAGATTTTGATAATACTCTAGTGGACTGGTGTGTCCAGGAGTTTAAGAAGAAATATAAATTAGATTTATCCAGTAATTCCAAGGCCCTCCGCAGACTACGCACGGCCTGTGAGCGTGCAAAGCGTTCTCTTTCTTCTGCTACCCAGGCTCAGATTGAGGTTGATAGCCTCAGCGAGGGCAACGATTTCTCTACAACTCTGACTCGTGCAAAGTTCGAGAGTATGTGTGAACCCTTCTTCAGGCGTTGTATTGCACCCCTTGACGGTCTTCTGAAGGATGCCAAGATGTCTAAGGAGCAGATCCACGAAATCGTAATGGTTGGAGGCTCTTCTCGTATTCCCAAAATTCGTGAGCTTCTTTCTGGTTATTTCGGTGGCAAGAAGCTGAATGACTCTGTGAATCCCGATGAGGCCGTGGCCTTTGGTGCAGCCGTCCAGGCCCATATCCTGACTGCACCCAAGGGGACCCAGGATTCTACATCTGATATTCTGCTGATGGACGTAATTCCTCTATCCGTTGGACTGGAGACTGCTGGAGGCGTGATGACCAAGATTATCACGAGGAACACGACCATCCCAACCAAGAAGACGCAGACCTTCTCTACCTATGCTGATAACCAGCCTGGTGTTCTAATCCAGGTGTTCGAGGGTGAGCGTGCTTTGACAAAGGACAATAGTTCCCTTGGCAAGTTCCAGCTAGACGGTATTCCCCCAATGCCCCGCGGAGTTCCTCAGATTGAGGTCAGCTTTGATGTGGATGCCAATGGAATTCTGAATGTCTCAGCGGCTGAGAAATCTACTGGGAAGTCTCAGAAGATTACTATTACCAATGACAAGGGTCGTCTGAGTAAGGACGATATTGAGCGCATGGTGAACGAGGCTGCATCCTTTGAGGCAGAGGACAAGGCGCATATGGAGAAGGTGGAGGCCAGAAATGGCCTAGAGTCCTACGTCTACAATGTCCGTAATTCTCTGAATGATGAGAAGACCAGAGAGAAGCTGGGAGCTGAGGCATGTGACTCATACCTGGAGAAGACTAAGACGTATCTGGATTGGCTGGAGGCAAATCAGGGTGCATCTAAGGAGGAGTGTGAGGCTCAGAAGAAGGCCTCGGAGGCCGACTTCCAACCCTTCTTTATGAAGCTTTACGCTACAAGCGAAGCTACAGAGCCTGGAGCGGATGGCGCAGGAGCAACAGAGGCCCCTGGCCCCAAGATTGAGGAGGTTGATTAAGCTCGATAAAAAATTGAAATAAAATTTATGAATAAGTAACAACTAAATAAAAAAATGTCATGGCCTTTTAAAGATTATGACTTTTATGGTAACAAATATGTAAATATTAAAGATCCAGATTCCACCCTCGGAGAAAAAATGTGGTATGATAGAGACAATATACATGATGGGAAAACACCTACCGAATGTGTAATATGCATTGAAGCAGAAAATGAGATGTATACTAAATATGCTCACCCAAAGGCACACTCGCTAGCAAGTGAACAAGCATCTATTATTGCCGAAAAACAGGCAATGAATGAAAAGGAAACAGAAGAATATCTTAATTATTATACGTTCTATTACGGAAGGGAATACATCAAAATATACAATGAACTTTATAAGAAATATAAGGAAGAATATAGTAAGATTGTATTAACTAGGTTATATAATTCTGACGATAAGATATGTGATTATCACCTGGAATCGATCCAATATCAGTATGAATTAAAATGAACCACTTGATCATATAACCGCGCCTATTTTTTGCATTTAGATAAAATGTAAAAAATAGATGCCATGTGCCTGTAAAGCCGATCAACCTGATTATCCTATTACAGATAATTGGGGCCCATCGCTCTGGACAATTATGCACGCTCTTGCAGAAAGAGGTGGAAAAGTAATTACTCCATCATTCCGAGAAGACGAAAAACGTCAGTGGATTCTCTTAATTGAAATTATGCCGAAAATGATTCCCTGCCCTAATTGTCGTGAACATGCCCAAGAATGGATTCTAAAACATCCAATTACGGCCATCAAAGAAATACCGCATTCTGAAATATATGATTGGTTAACAAGTTGGGTATATAATTTTCACGAGGATGTAAATCAGCGCACGGGAAAGCCATCATTTGATAAAGCACTACTCGCTCAAACATATGGCTCCACCAACATAGTAGCAGTGTTCAAGGCCATGAAACCTTTTATTGAAAATGCAATTCGCTTATCAGGTATTACATTGTTACCATGGCAGAAATGGTCTAATTACCTTGTTATGTTACGATCGCTTTACGGAGTCTAATTCTGAGATTTAGGATAACGTTGAATTGTTTTTAATATTTCCAAGTTCTTTGATATACTTGGAGAGACTTTTCCAATTACATCAAGTAAACTAGCGTAATCTATATCTACTATAATAAGAATTCCCGAGAATTGTAGAACATAAATATCCCATGGATCAAGGCCGACATTATGAAAATAGAAAAATATTATAATAAAAAGCCCTAGTGAAAGCTTCAATACTGAATCTATTATTACTTTTATTGAAGGAGAAAAACTTTTCTTCTTAAATACTACTAGCACAACTTGAATTGCAACAAGTAATCTAAGAATAACAAAAAATATATGATATACCTTCATCTATATTCGGCATTTAAATTTTACTGTGTGGTCTTAACCTTTGCCTTAATAGTTCTCTTTAGAGATGCTGCAGTAGAAGGTGCTGCTATACCAGCTGCTGCACCTGAAGCGCCTACAGCCCCTCCAGTCCAAACACGCAACCACTCCTGGAACATTGCCTTGCATCCCTTAGCAGCCATTGCAAGAGCTGTCCTAGCTGTCACCTCATTACCATCCTCAACACCAATACGCAGGAGCATCTCATCCTTTAGCGGATGTGGTATCTTATATCCTGCAAATGATATTCTTGGTCTAGCCTCACCCTCTACATGGTTATCAACTAACCAGGTCTGGATCATATTACCAAATGTATGGTCCTGCCCCTGAATCAGAAAGTCAAATCCGGGTAGCTGTGCATCAGAGGGTGTAACATTAATACTGCTAGGTAAATCGCCATTATCCAGGCCTGTATAAGGCTCACACATCTTAACTAGGCCTAGAATTGCACGTTCTACAATTGCACGGGGGGCCATTGTTCCAATAGATTCAATCTGGAAATCAAAACTATTTGGCTCGCCAGCATCATTGAGTTTATAGATCCTCTGGATCTGCATAGTCTTAAATTCTGCATCAAGAATCTTAAAACGCGCCTCATCCTGCTCAAGACTAGCAGGCTCAACATTCTTATGGGTAACCAACCACTTCTCAAAATATGCCTTGCGTCTATCGGAATTAGTATCTAGTGTGTAGCCATAGGTTGATTGGCACGTAGGAATGAATCGAGCATGCTCCTTACCATTTCCAATAGATGCCTTCAGAATAACTTCCAGTGTAGGTGTCAAGGCTGAGCGCTTTGCAGGCATAGTTGTAATGAGGCACGTATCTCCAGTAAGATGATGCGGAACAAAGTAATCCTTGGAGGGAATCTCAACCAGTGACTCAGAGAGATCGGCAGCCTTACGCTTCTCATAAACCTTAATATCAGATGCAGTTACATCGCGTGGTGTAGCTGCACCATTCTCAAGATTAATCTTGAAAACATACTTATCCTCATCAAACGACTGGGGATCTAGGCCATGAATAGGAATCAGACTAATACGATGAGCCAGAAGTTCATTGGGTTGAGTATTACTGTCATTTCTAATAATCTTTATATGAGAATCTTCAATTACAACCCCCGGTGGATCTGACCGGAATCCAATCATTGGAACAAGTGTCATTATTGAACGACGAAGTGTATTTGCATATGGATAAGATGTATTCCCAAGAGTAAACTGAATCTTACGTGAAGAAACGGCTTTAATATCTTCAAATGACATGGCTATATATACTTTATATATTGTTAGTAAATCAAATTTTACCGTGGATTTTATCAATCAAGCCAATGCGTTAATTTTCTGATGAAGATTAGATGAATTCTAGTCAATCAACAATGCCTGCTGCTGCAGCCCCAGCTTCTGCTACATCCTCTACTCCGGCTAATGCTAAACCAACGTTTTGGGAAAGCTTTTTCGGAAAACCTAAAGCAAAAAATGCAACTTTGACAACTGGTGGTCGTAGAAGAAATAAGAATAGATCTGTGTCTCGGAAGAATCTGAAAACCCGCAAAAATCGTAAGAATCGTAAGAGTCGTTCTAATCGTCATTAATACGCTAAATCCAGAAGTTTTCTAAAACACAATATGCGTAGAATGGCCCTACGGCAAGGTCAACCCAACAACATTTGTTTCTATAGCAACAAATGCGATTGGTCCGAAGCGTTTCTAAAAGAACTTTCCAAGAGCCCTTATAAATCCGAATTTCAGTTTGTCTGCGTTGATACTGCCATGCGGTCAGACCTCCCGACATGGCTGAAGCAAGTCCCCACTCTTTTAATTCGTGATGACAAAGAACCGATTAAGACAAATTCAGAAGTTCTCAATTGGCTCTATGAGCGGAAGTTAAAGGATACTACGAGAAATCCATCTAGCTCTGGTTCTAGTTCTGGACAAGGACAAATGCCAAGAGGTCCAATGCCTGCAGGGCTGGCTGATGAGCCAGAGGCGTGGAATATGGCCGAAATGGGAGGAAAGTTAAGTGAATCTTACGGCAACCTTGTGGAAGGAACTGGTGCATCGGTAGATAACAGCTCAACGAAGAACTGGGATTTTGGATTTCTGAACGGCGGTGCAAGTCAGGGAGATCGCACTGCCCAAGGTATGGGAGATTCCAGTATGAGGCAGGAGCCTGGTCGCACAAAGTCTAAGAAAGAAGAAATGTTTGATAGACAAATGGAAGCCTATCAGAAAAATCGTGATACTGGACTTCCACAGAAACGTGTGGCTCCAAATGGAGGGCGTATTTAAATTTACTCCTACAATTCTATTTTTATATAAATAGATATGTTACTATCAATTCATATATTAATTACAGTATTATTTTCAATTTGTGTATCAATATTACTATTTAATGTTGAAAATCGGTCTAACTTTTCTTCTTATGTAATTATACCATTGATTGTGGCTTTTCTCACAAAATACACTATTGGAGATTGGGATAAAGGATATAAATTAAGCCTTTTAGATATTCCATATTGGATTACTATTTTAGGTTCAAGCTATGGGGTTGTTTATTTATTATCAAATAAAGATTTTATTTTAAGATAACCTTGATATTTTATATTAAAATATACAGAGGTTAAAAATTGCCTAAACAATTCACACTTATAAAAGGTAGAGATGTCAATACTCGCTGCCTTTTGTAATCAATTAATTCGCTTCTTTGAGGAGCTTCAGTCTTCTTATCCAGAGGAAAAGAGTATTTCTATGGGTCTAGAGGCCATTAAGGCAGCAAAGAGGTCAAATCCAAAACTTGTCTTAGATATGTTCCACGAATATATCTATACTCCAGCAAATGACCTTATAGCAACGCGTAATGATGAAGAACTAATTAAGCTGGCTAAAATAACAATGTCAACTCGTTTCAATGAACTAATGCCTGCATTAATGATCTTTGACAAATATTGGCCGACAATGAGCCAGACAAATAGGGATGTAATTTGGCAGTATCTAGAGGTCCTCTGTAAACTATGTGAGAAAGCTAGAGCTTAGGCTTTGCCAGGCGAAGCCATATAGAAAGCTAGAGCTATTATTTAGCAATCAGTTGATTATATAGCAGTTTATTATTTTTAACAATCGAATTACAAGCTTCTGGACTTGTATATCCAGCCCCAAAAAAATCAATCCAGCCATTTGTATTTCCCTTTTTAGGACATTCAGATTTAAATCCATATTTCTTTTTTAAATTTTTCAGTCTCTTGCATTCAGCTCTAGAATATTGTTTCTTTATAATTTTTCTAAAATTTTTAACAGTGTGTTTAGCATTTTTCTTAGCACCAATTCCAGTATAACATATTACTTTTCTTGTAGTATTCATTCTAATATACTACAAGAAAATGTATGTAGCTTTTTTTAGAAAAGCCATGTAAAGAATTCACAGAACCTCTATATATCTCGGATAGATGGATTCCCCCCTAGATTCTATATTCCAGTCGAAATATAATGAGTTCATGAGTAGCCTCCTAGAGACCTTTCCTGAACTAGCAGAAGTTATCAAGGTTGCAGAAGCAGTAGCACCCGAAGAACGAGAGAAGACCTATAAGCAAATGGTAATGCCAAATGCTGGAAATCCAAAAAGGGACATGACTAAGTGTCCAGGAATGGTTCTTCCGGGTGTCTTCATTAATGACGCAATGTGGTCATCTTCTAGTGAAGGAACAAGGGATGCCATAAATCAATTCTTGAGCCTACTGAGTTTCGCTGTTACAATGAAGGACGGCAATTCTAAAGATTTCGGCATGGGTAGCGATGCATTTCGCTCATGGGCTGATAGTTTTATGGATGACTGGCGTGGAAAGATGAATCGCAATGAATTTGATTCATTTACCCAGCGTTTCTCAGATCTCTTTGGGAATACAGCAGCTTCTGGTGAGAGACTTCCTCCATTTCCTGAGAAGCTGAAAAATGGGAAGCTTGTAAAGCTAGCTGAAGAGATTGTCAAAGAGCTAAAGCCCGAGGAATTTGGCCTAGATGCAGAAACCATCAAGCAGTGCGAAACAGACCCGAGCAAGGCATTTGAAGTAATCATGAATTCTACAATGAGAAATCCCGAGAAGCTTCAGGGTGCAATGAAGCGTATCATGAAGAGGCTTCAAGATAAATTTCAAAGAGGTGAATTCAAGCCTCAGGAGCTAGCTGCCGAGGCAGAGGAGATGATGAAGGAATTTTCAGAGAACCCGGCATTCGTTGATATGATGAATTCTATGCGCAAGGCATTTAGCTTTGATGGAGATCTTGATGCCGCAAGGGCTGCAGGACAGGAGAAGAGTGCTAAATTAAACATGGCACAAGAGCGTATGAGGAAAGAATTGCTTAAGAGAAAGAGTGCTATGGCAAATGCAAATGCAAATGCTATGGCAAATGCAAATACACCACTTTCTGTTCCTGAGACAAAACCTAGTATGAATCCGGTAGATGAATTTGTATCTATTTTGACGGGTAAGCAAGGAAACAATAAGAAACAGGCTAAGAAGTAGGATGGTCAATGTGCCTTTATGCACACCTGTATGGTGGGAAAACCCTTTAGTTCTCTTAACAGACTCTTGGATAGCACAATGGAAACGACGTTCAACTGCACGCCCACCATGCTTTAGTGAGCGTGTAAATGCTTTAACACGAACTGGAATTGTGGTTTTAACAGTTGCGATATTATTTTCCCTATTTAATCATGATCTAGTAACAACAATGGCATATTCTATTATTCTTGGGCTAATAATTACCCTTCCTGATATAATTGATATGATTAAAGCGCCATATATTCAAGAGGAATTCGTAGCTCGTATTACTCCAGATGAGCCTTCTACTCTTTCATGGAAAACACCCCCGGTTGGAGAAATAGGTTCGTCATATGACAATGGAGATGCACTAACATTGCCTAGCCCAAGAAATCCATTTATGAATGTTCTAATTGATGAAATCAAGTATAATCCAATGAGGTCCGAGGCTAAATCAGTAGAAGACCCAGTTGTAAAATCTACAATGGATGATTTCTTTAGAGTAAATTGGTTCTCAGATCCTACAGATGTTTTCGGAAAATCACAAGGCCAGCGTCAATTTATTACAATGCCTTCTACAACTATACCAAATGATAGAAAGAGCTTTCAAGACTGGCTATACAAAATTCCAGGGAAAACATGCAAGGAAGGTGGACGTGATGCATGTGTTGGTGGAACTGAAGGAGGGGCTGTACCATGGCTAAACTCTTAAGGGGGTCAGTTGAATTAATAGGGTATCATTAGATAATGGGATTATTGAGTAAACTAAATATAAAATTTATTTTACTTAGCTTAATCGCAGTATGCGTTATAATCTATATGTATTTAATTAATGAATCATTTGAGGGAACCCCTCCTATTCCGGAACAAGCTGCTGCTAATTGTTCTCCAGGATTCTGGTGTCCGGCTACTTCTTCATCAAATAAAGAACACTTATGCCCTGGAGGAACATATGGTGCTACTTCTAATTTAAAACTTCCAGCTTGTTCTGGTATCTGTAAAGCAGGTTGCTCATGTCCTGAAGGATCAACTTCAGCATGTGAAAAACCATGTCCCGCAGGATTTTTTTGCGTTGAAGGGACTGGTGGAACTGCTGCACCACCAATTATTTGCCCACATGGATACTATTGTCCAGAATCATCACCAACCCCTATTATATGTCCAGAAGGTGCATCATGTCCTGCTGGAACAACCAGTATATAATAATTTATTTGATTTTTTGTGTATGAACACCTTTACCCTTGCCCCGGCACTTGAATTTCTTTAATGTTCTACCTCGTGATTGTAAGACGGATTTTACACAAATTGCAATAGCCGCCTTTTCCCTGGCATCGTCAGAATGCTGAGCTGGTCTGAGCTTCACTGTTTTTTTAACCGCCTTGATACATCTACAAAACCGGTCAGACTGTTTCATTTACTACATATGTGTTTTCTTTTTTCCTGAAAGAGAACAGATATGGATATCAATCGTCTAACAAAGACTCGTGACGATCTATGTGGAATCCAACAATACTATACGCAGAGCCTTGGTCCGGGTAAGTATACCACTATGAATCTTGTGCCCGATTCTAGACGTGTAAATCCCTTAGCATCTGAGCAACAGCTCATGTATCCTCGCGAGGGATTTGGCCTTAATAATGCACAAGTTGATTCTGATTCTATGCTGCGTAATGAGTCATCATTTAAGAGCAATAGGTGCCAAATCCGTGCACAGGCTCGCCCCTTCCTAACTGTCCCATACATGGCTGGGGGTCGTGGTAATCCAGATGTGGAGAGTAATCTGCTGCACGCTGAGCAGGTAAAGCAGATGAAAGAGTGTGGCACTGTGACTGAGACACAGTTTGTTGGTGTCTTCACGCCCCTAGTGCCTTCACTAGCTGATAATATTCAGAATCCCAAGAATTTGATTCCTGAGGTGGCTGCTGCAGGGTGGATGCGTGCTGGAATTCCTAGCAGAAGCTATATGCGCGATATAAATTGCTAGACGCTTTTTAGAAAAAGCATGACAAAAAAAATTTAAAACCTTTTTTTGATTGGCTTTTTCCTAAAAAGCATGACAAAAACAATTTAAACCTTTTTTTGGTTGGCTTTTTCCTAAAAAGCCATTAGATGGATGACCCCTTTGCAATCCTAAAACATCCCTTTGAGAATTCTGAAAATCCTCAAACGTATGCTGAAAATGTATGGACTAAAGTTCATAGAGAGCCAGCCCGGCATATGTTAGGACTTGTCGGTGGCAATGAGGTAAGCTTACCCCAAGGAAATATGGTTGATGTGGAATCTGATCTGAGACGCTTGAATTATCCTTTGACATATTGCCCTGGGCGCGAATATCAGCCGCCTGCCACAAAACAGTCTACCCTATATCGCAAATCAACCAAGGGTTCTGTGAAAATAGATGTAACTCAGAAACATCTACCAGCAATTCAAATGTGGCCCTATGCAGCTACTTTTGCCCCAGTGCCTATGAAGGTGACCCAGTGTGGTCGCCCTGAGAAGTATTAACGTCGCCTTCTTGTTTTTAAGGAACGAGTTGCACCTGCTGATTGTTTCTTTTTACGCAAAAGTGTGCCTGTCCCAATAACTATAATTGCACGATCAAATTGCGAGGTTTCCATATCAAAACCAACAATCATATAATTATCACCTTTTGTCTTTAGCAATTTCTCTGCCTCTTTTATTAATCCTTCACGTAAATCTAGGATCTTCTTTTCAAGTAAATCGGATTTACCACCAAAAATTTGTCCTATTCCTACCCCAATATCACGCAAGGCACTAATTGATTCATTATGTGATACTGTAACCATATCAACTGGCTCCCATTCATTAGTATCATAAGATCCAGTCGTGTATACACCGGGCATATCTAATATAAATGTTTTTTAAATATTACGATTAGATATGACTTCTACCAGGTCAAAATATGATAATTTCCATCAACAAGATGATATGAGAATAACATCTTATTCTATACGGTATCAGCTCGATAAGCCTGAGCATAACTGCCCTTCTAGCTTTCCGGCAGAGCCATCGATTCGTCTACAACATTCTGGAGCATCATGGCTGCAGGGTCAATGGAGAACAGATATTGAATCTGATCTGAAAAATATTAATCGCCTAGGAAATCGTGTAAAGAATAATGCAATTCAATATGATCCTGAAACGAATAAAATAAACCAGAATAAAATGGTAAACGCTCCAGATCTTACACTGGGTGTAACTTACCAAAGATTATATAATCCTCCATGCACTCTTAGAGCAACTGGATGGAATCGCTGGGAATATTTACCTCATAATCCCCAAGATAATTTTGAAACACCGTTTGATTTCTTCATACCTTCTCGCACACAATCAAAGGATGCATGGGTGAAACAATCTTGTTACAAGAATATTGAAAATACGGTTCATAAGGCCTAGAGCCTATAAGGCTATAATGCTTTGCCTAGAGCCTATAAGGCTTTACCTAGAGCCTATAAGGCTTTACCTAGAGCCTAGAACCTATAAGGCATAATACCGTCTATTATAATTTATACTAAACGGTAGTATGGAGTTAGCAGCCTTATCAGGATTAATGGCGATTGGTTATGCAGTTTCACAACTTGCATCTCCTTCAAAATCATCGAAATCAGTTTTACAAAAAGAGGGGTTTCATACACTCGGTCTAGGCATATTACCTCAATCCACTCCTCCTTCTGAAGCTCGTGTTCCATTTCCATCTGAATATTATACGGTCGGACTTCAACAATACCTAACACAGGAGGAATCTTCAAGAATTTCAGAACTTAATGATCGTCTAAATTCCCTTGCCGCCGTCGGTTCAACAGATGGTGTTCAAGCATTAAAAGCTCAGATTCAAACAATTGTAGGAAAAGCGGCAACACGTAGATCGCAAAGTAGAGGCGATGATTCTAGTCGGGCTGCTTCAAATACTGCTATGGCAGGCACTGAACTTGATATGATGTTCAGAACACCCGGCGGCCAAACGTATCCATCTGAACCTAATACTGGTCCTCAATACGGGGGACCCATTGCATATGCAACTGGTATGCCTCCTCTACGTAGGTCTGCAGGAGGTCAAGGGCCTATGCCAGAACCCATTGATTCAGCAACACCTCTAGTGCAAATGGTAAGCTCAGGCGTAGAAGCTTCTGCTGCTTGGACAAGAGGTGATACTGTGGTAAGTGCACTAACCGGGCAACCAGTTGATGACTTCAAGCATAATAACATGCAACCTTTTTTTGGAGGGCGTGTCAAGCAAAACATGACTTCCACCGTAAACACAAGCAAGCTCGATATGTTTACTGGTGCTGGGACAACACAGATTCAGAAACAAGAAATTACCCCTATGTTCAACCATAATCAGCCTTTTGGCCAACCTTTCGGCAATGAGGCAAATGCAGACTTTGTTCGTAGCCGCATTGTGGACCCTGGTCGTCGCAATAATGAGAAGCCCTTTGAGCCTACACGTGTAGGCCCATCCCTTGGTGAGAAGGGTGGTATCACTGGAAAGGGTGGATTCCAGCAGATTGAGGTGAATGAAATTATGAAACGTGCCATGCCTACAACAGACAAGCTCCGTGTAGCCACCAATCCTAAGCTCTCCTACAATAACCAGGTTGTTCCAGGTGTTCACTTCATTACTGCACCAGCCCTTGATTCTGGAGAAGTCAGAAAATATAGACCTGACACCTTCTTCCTCAATGAGACCGGTGAACGCAATGGTGTAGCTACTGGCGAAGTGACCAAGGAAACTTCAAGGCCTACCCAGGTCCTCAAATATACTACACGTACTGACACTACGGAAGAACTCCTAGGAACCCCTGCATCCCAGGAAGCCTTCAAGTCATACGTGGCTGGCGACTACAGAACTCCCATGGGTCAGCAATTCGGTGGTGCAGGATACCGTAATAATGATGCATCTTCCTATGGTGCTGGACCCCGTGATGACTATGGCGCATCTGCTATTGAAATACGACCCAATGAGCGTAATGGCACGCAGGATCGTGTCATGGGTTTAAATCTGGCCCCAGCTGATACTGGCCTAGTAGCAGTGCATTATGAAGATGATGCTCGCCCAACACGTCGTGGCGAGACCGTAGGTAATATCCGACAGACTGGAACTCCAGTTGGTTATGCGGGTGGTGCACCTTCCATTACTACCTGGGATCCCTCAGATGTTGCACGCACCACCATTAAGGAAACCACTGTGGATTTTGATTACCGTGGTATCTCAGGACCTGGTGCTGGTCCTGAAAGGCTCAAGGTCTATGACCCCAATGACATTGCTAAGCCAACTCAGAAGTCTCAACTTTCTAATGATTCTCGTATTGCTGGCCCGGCTATTTCCGTAAATAAGGATTTTACCAGTCATGATTCTGCATATAATATGAGAAAGAATGAATCTAAGACAAGCGTTGCCAAACTCCGTAAACCCATGGCAGGTAATGGAAATATTGCAGTATTCAAGGGTGAAATTCATCAAAAGTCTAACAGGCTAACAGCGGACGACTTGAACGACCGTGCCCTGGCAGTAAATCGTGTATCTGGAATGACTCCTGGCACAGCTGATCTAGGACGCGTGCAATACAGAGCACCTCTTAAGTTAGATGTGAGTACGGAGCGTAATATGCAGGTGATGGTGGATGCAGTAGAAAATAATCCTCTGAACCAGAGTTTGAGAAAGAATGCAATCCGTGATTCCATGGCTCTGGAGCAATTACAGGGAGGAAGGAGATAGGTGCGTAGAAAGGCCTAAGCCCCTCTTCAGTGGGTAAGACAGAATGCAGCAGACAAGAGGAAAAAGTTATTTAATTGTTGGTCCACCAGGATGTGGTAAATCCCGATGGATCAGACAAGCAGCAGCAGCAGCAGGACATACACTTTTCAGATGGAATTGTCGTGATGATCGTGCTCTAAGGCAGGGTCGCGAACTTCTTCATGGTGTAGTAAGAACAAGAGAGCCAACATGGGTATGGCTTGAAGGTGCAGATGATATTACACTAGACGCTCAAGCATTCTTACGTCGTATTCTGGAAACAGCCTCCGTTCAAGTTACATGCGTTCTAGAAGTTCGCAGGCTTGAATGCATGGCAGAACCAATTCAATCACGATGTATTTTAAAACGGCTTACTAATTCTCTTAATATGACATGGCGCCAGAAGAATATTCATGCAAAATGGGCACAACCTGATGATTATATTGTGCCAAAAATGCAAACCCCTACAAACTTAAATGAATTAAGAACTGCTAGGCTTTCTGGGGCGGATCCATATACAATTATGAGTCAGATTGCAAAAGGTCATCATCTCGAAAGAGATGCACTAAAACGATCTACTATGGGAATGAGTCCGTGGATTCTGAGTGCATGGATGCTATCACAGAACACAAATATAAACTAGAATTTTTTACGAGCATAGAATAGAATGAATAACAAGAATTTAAAAGAACCATTATTGCCTCCAGCGATAGGATTAACTGTTAGAAATACAAAGGCCCCGCCTTCTAAGACAAAGTTAATTTATGCAGCGGGGAAAGGTGATTTAAGCTTAGTTAGAGAACTTATAGAAGATTATGGTATTGATATTGATTCGGTAGAGAGTGATTATGGCATAACTGCTCTGATTGCCGCGACTGAGAAGGGTCAGCTGGAGATAGTGCGCTACCTGGTGGAGCATGGTGCCAATGTTAATGTTGCCATCGCAAATAATGGCGGCACTGCCTTGATGTCGGCATGCCAGAATGGCCACCTGGAGATAGTGCGCTGCCTGGTGGAGCATGGCGCCAATGTGAATGCTGCCATGACAAATGGTGGTAGCACTGCTTTGACGTTTGCCTGCGCAGAGGGCCACCTGGAGATAGTGCGCTGCCTGGTGGAGCATGGAGTTGATGTAAATGCTGCCACGACAAATGGTATTAGTGCATTGATGTTTGCCTGCCTCTGGATGGGCGCCTTGAGGTAGTGCGCTACCTGGTTGAGCATGGCGCCGATGTAAATGCTGCCAGGACAACTGATGGTCTTACTGCCTTGATGTCGGCATGCCAGAATGGCCAGCTGGAGGCTGTGCGCTATCTATGCCATCACGGTGCCGATCCAACACTTGCTACAAGTGATAAAATAAAAGCAATTGATTTGACAAAAAATCCGGATATACGAAATATTCTATTGAATGGGTGCTCTTCTCAAGCTAAAGGTGGTTATTATAGAAGAATACGTTGCACACGCAGACATAAGAAGCACTCTAAGCACGCTACTAGATTGCGTAAACGGAAGTAAACTAGCGTTTTTTACAGGGGTATAAACTAGCGTTTTTTACCATAAAGGTCTAAACTAGCGTTTTTTACGCTAATTTAATCTGATTGATTCGGGTAGCATAATGGATATCCAAGATTCATCCGCCGCGATTTACAGTGAGGCAAAATCAGAATACACGAAACAACTAGTGTATAACTTTCAACCGGCATTACTTCGATTTTTCCTAGACCGTTTTACAGAAGTTAAACAATCTCCACTTGTAACTTCGAGGGCAAAGTCTGCTTTATCTGAATTTCAAGAATCTATGAGTCAGATACCTGAATGGAATTTAGACAAAGTGAGGACTGAAACTACTACTCTTTTACAATCTATACAGTGTGATTATATTGAAGAATTAATCACAGCAGTATTTATTGCACATACCAAAATCCTATCTGCAATTCGCCTTCATTCAAAACCCCGGCGCAAGATAAATATTACAGTTCCAAAACCTGATCATTTTATGCATAGAACAATGTCTGAGTGCAGTCGTCTCCTATGGTCTAATGTTTATTTATTTAGTGATTCCGTTCCATCTCTAGAAAGACAGAAAAATATGAATGATGTTAATCGGTTTTTAGAAGAAGGTATCTTACAGGCAATTCGCAACCTTCTACCAGTTAAGTCTATACTCAGAGATAGTTTACAAGAGGATGAAGATGATGGAATTCAGCTAGAAGCATCTAAATTGACGGAATCGTCCGAAATTCATGAAGAATCTAAGGGGAAAGCAACGGAAGAAAGTGAAATAAAGAATCCCGAAGTTATTGAAATAAAAAGTGAAATTTTAGAGAAACCACTGCAGCCAGTGCAACCAGTGCAGACACTGCAGCCAGAACAACTAATACCAGAACAAGTAAAGCTAGAAGAAGTAAAACAAGAAGAAGTAAAGCAAGAAAAAGTAATACCAGAAGAAGTAAAGGCAAAACAAGAAATGCTAATAATTGATACGGAGAAATCAGTGGGATTCACTGGAATAGACTCCGTTTTTGGAACAAATGGAGAAGCCGAGCTACGTGAAACAACAGAGGAATCTGACGAGTTAAAGATACTTGGCGAGCTAGAAGAACTAGATATGGGTGAAATAGAAGAAATTGATGCACCCGCTCCAACACCAATTCCATTATCAGCAGATGATTATGAAACATTATAAAAGAACCGCGCTATACTGCGCATTTTTTTCTAGAACACTCGCTCAGAAGTTAACAAATGTCCCTTGAAGTATTTATTTGGATAATCGTAGGCGGAATGATTGTTGCAATATTAGGAGCGGGTTCCGTATACTATCTTAATGAAATTCCAACAAACAAACAATTATCTCGTGACTTTATTATCGGTGCTCTTTTTACGGGGTTTTTATATCCACTTATACCTGAATCATTTGATGAAATGAAAGTAATACTATCTTCTACGGCTGGAGATATACAAAAAAATATAGTATCTACTAATTCCGGAATAGGTGACCAGGATATAAAAATAGGCCCCGCAAATTTTTAGCACTACTAAACATAATTTATATGTAGATATGAGCGATCTTAATACATTAAATACGCAATTGAATACTCAGTTTACAGTTTTTGAACAGAATATTCAACAATTGATTAATACATTTTCTGCAAACACTCCTGTAGCAATTGGACCAATTGGACCAATTGGTTATACTGGCTCATCAGGAACAACTGGTTATACTGGTGCAGATGGTAATGCAAGAAATACTGGTGCCTCTGGCTCTACTGGTTACACTGGAGTTATTGGTTACACTGGCTCTTCTGGCTCTTCTGGCTCTTCTGGCTCTTCTGGCATGACTGGTTATACTGGGGTTACTGGTGCTACTGGGGTTACTGGTGCTACTGGGTTTACTGGTGCTACTGGGTTTACTGGTGCTATTGGGTTTACTGGCTTTACTGGCTTTACTGGCTTTACTGGACCTTCAGGAACAACTGGATATTCGGGAAGAACTGGTTATACTGGCGCTACTGGTTCTTCTGGCATTACAGGATCATCTGGAACAACTGGCCGTGACGGAAAAACTGGATATACTGGTTCTGGTTTTGTATGGAGGGGTGTTTACAATCCAAGTACATTATATAATGTGAATGATATTGTATTAATTAATGGATCTTCCTATATTTATTCTAATAATATACCACCATCATATGCAAGTTCAACTATTGCAGGAATAGTTGGACAATTTGGTTCAACCAATGGAGCTGGACTAAATTCTAAATTCTATACACCAAGTGGTGCAGTAGCAGATTCTTCTGGTAACTTGTATATTTCTGATACGCAAAATCATACTATTAGAAAACTTGTAATTTCTACAGGAATAGTGAGTATATTAGCAGGCACTACAATGATTCCTGGATATATAGATTCATCTGGAACAAATGCTAAATTTAATACGCCATATGGCCTTGCATTAGATACTTCAGGTAATCTATATGTTGCAGATAAAGGTAATCACGTTATTCGTAAAATTAATTTGTTAACAACTAATGTTACAACAATTGCAGGTTCATATTTAGGAAGTGGTTTTACAGATGGTAATGGAATAAATGCTCTATTTAACCAGCCATCTGGCCTAGCAATATCTAATTCTGGAAATATTTACATTACTGATACAAATAATAATACAATAAGAAAATTAGATACATCGGGAAACGTTACTACAATAGCAGGTAATTCTAGTATATCTGGATACGTTGATGGCATAGTAACAAATACATTATTTAATAATCCAATTGGTATATGTGTAGATTCGCTGGGTAATATTTTTGTAACAGATACACGAAATAATGTTATTCGTAAAATATCAAGCGGTATAGTTTCAACAGTTGCTGGTATGAATATGGCAGGACATAATGATGGAATTGGTCAAACTGCCAGATTTAATCAACCATATGGTATAACATGTGATATAAGCGGTATTTTATTTGTAGCAGATTTAGGAAATAATTGTATAAGAACTATATCACAAGACTCAAGTGTAATTACAATTGCTGGAGATATAGGTAATGCTCCAGATCCTTATAACAGAGGATCTCAGAATTCCACTGGATTAGATGCAATACTTTCAAGTTTTTATCAACCGAATGGAATCACGTTAGACTCTTCAGGAAATATATATATAACTGACTCTGGTAATCAAATTATACGAAAACTTTCTTCAAACATTACAAGCTTGAATCATTTTCAACAATTTTCAATGAAGGGTAGCATAGGTGAAACTGGATACACTGGATACGGTCTAACTGGTTCAGCTGGTCCAATTGGACCCACTGGTTATACTGGCGCTGGAGGCCTAGGAACAGTAGGACCAGCTGGTCCTACTGGAAATACTGGAAAGATTGGTTATACTGGCTACACTGGAACATCATTTATTTGGAAAGGAATATATAGTGGTAATATAGGTGATTATAATATTAACGATGTTGTTAGATACAATGATGGTTTATCTATTATTACACCTATTTATGGTAATTATGTAAGCACATTTGCTGGAATAAATCCCCAATCAGTTCCACCATTAACCATTGATGATTTAGTAGATGGTAATGGTAATTTAGCAAGGTTTAATCAACCATCAGGTTTAGCAATAGATACCAATGGTAATATGTTTGTTGCAGATACTAAGAATAATGTTATTCGTAAAATAACAAGTGAGGGAACCGTTTCAACAATCGCAGGTATTCCTGGACAAAGTGGATTTTCAAATGGTCAAGCTTCCAATTCTACATTTAATTCACCATGGGGAGTTGCTGTAGACATACAAGGTGCTATATATATTGCAGATACTGGAAATAATGCTATAAGAATGATACTGGACGGAATAGTTTCAACAATTGCAGGAACCGGTCTACCTGGAAGGACTGATGGTTCTAATTTAATTGCAAGATTTAATGCACCATATGGGCTAACAGCAGATACAATTGGTAATTTATATATATCAGACACTGGAAATAATTGTATTCGTCAAATTACCGTATCATCTGGCACGGTAACCACAATTGCTGGATATTCAGATGGAATTCTTTTTCGTAATGGAGTTGGACAAAGTGCTAGATTTAATTCTCCTATTGGTATAACTGTTGATAATTATAATAATGTATATGTTGTAGACACAGGTAATAATCTTATTAGAAAAATTTCATTAATAGATAATTCTGTTTCAACATTTGCAGGATTATCATGGACAAATTCATATTCAAAAATAGACGATATTTATTTAAATTCAACATTTTATACACCGGTTGGTATTACAATTGATTCTAGTAATACTATATATATCACTGAATCTGGTTCAGATACTATACGCGTATTGTCAAATGGTAATGTAAGAACATTTGCAGGTGGATTTAATGGTGGATTTTTAGATGGAGATGCTTTACTGATAATTGGACAGCGAAATTTACCTGCCAGATTTGATAATCCTTATGGAATTGTTACAAATAAGATTGGACATATATTTATTGCGGATGCAAATAATAATAGTATTAGAAAAATTTCAAATGAGATATTATACGATGTTCCTTTTTTATTAAACACGATGGTGCCATCAGGTTATACTGGATATACTGGAAATGCAGGATCAAACTCTGCAACAGGTTGCACTGGTTCAGCTGGCACAACTGGTTATTCTGGCACAACTGGTTACTCTGGCACAACTGGTTCAGCTGGCAAAACTGGTTATTCTGGCACTACTGGTTATACTGGCACTACTGGTTCAACTGGCACTACTGGTTCAGCTGGAATAACTGGTTATTCTGGCACTACTGGTTATACTGGTTCTACTGGTTCAACTGGCACTACTGGTTCAGCTGGAACAAGTGGTTATTCTGGCACTACTGGTTATACTGGTTATACTGGTTCTACTGGTTCTACTGGTTCTACTGGTTCTACTGGTTCTAGTGGTTACTCTGGCACTACTGGATATACTGGCGCTTCAGGCATAACTGGATATACTGGAGCCCCTGGAACTAATTCTGGAACAGGGGCTTCTGGTTCATCTGGAACAACTGGTTACTCTGGGACAACTGGTTACTCTGGAACAACTGGTTACTCTGGTGCATCTGGTTACTCTGGCACAACTGGTTACTCTGGCACAACTGGTTACTCTGGTTCTACTGGTGTTACTGGTTTATCTGGCACAACTGGTTACTCTGGCACAACTGGTTACTCTGGGACAACTGGTTACTCTGGTTCTACTGGTGTTACTGGTTTATCTGGCACAACTGGTTACTCTGGCACAACTGGTTACTCTGGCACAACTGGTTACTCTGGTTCTACTGGTGTTACTGGTTTATCTGGCACAACTGGTTCCTCTGG